GTTAGTGCAAATACTTTTGTAATCGAAAGCAGTTACTTTGCTAATGCTAACGTAGTATCAAGTTTAGGAAATGTACGCTACATTACATCAACTTTTGTTGATTACGGCGGACCATCTAATCATTACATAGTTTCAAATGCTACTACAAATTCATTTACGATTACGTTACCGGGTGTAGCAAATAAAACCGCTACATTTAATGGATCTATTACTAGTACAACATTAACTGTTAGCGGTGCAGTAACTGGTGCAATTGAAACTAATATGCGTTTATCTGGAACAGGTATAACTGAACCTACAGTTATTGTTTCTGGAAGCGGAAATACTTGGTTGTTATCGAGAAACTATACTTCACCTGTTAGCACAACAAGTATTACTGCAAAGAAAGAATACAACGTTGACGTTCGTCACATGAACCTAACTAAACTTGTAGCAAGTTCAAATCACAGTTTATCATCTGGTGATGTAGTTAAGGTGTATGCTAACGCATGGACAGGCGCATATATTGTTAATTCTGTACCTGAATCTAATGCCATTATTGTTTCCGCACCTTATACATATGATACAAATGTAACTGGTACAATTATTACTCGCGGCTTACAAATTAAAACTACTGATCCACATGGTATACCACAAGAATCTATAGATTACAACAAGCGTGTAGCTGTTCACTTTGCATCTCCAAAAGCATACAATAAAATTTATCGTATGACTTCTGTGGGAAGTGATACTATCGATGTTCGCGACGAATTTACAATCAATGATACTGCTAGTGTATATTTTGATGTAGCCAGCGGATTTGCTAATATTTCTTCAAATGTAATTACAATTTCAAGTAGACCATTATTACAATCAGTAACAGTACTGTATGCATCAAACACACAGCCTGTGATTGCTGGCGATTACTACATTGAAGAAAATCTTTCAAACACAACAGTAACATTTAAGAATAGAATTCTTCACAGCAACGCAAATGTTTCATCTGGCTTTGTAATTATACGTGAGCCTATTGTTACTGACTTTAGATATCCTGTTGTAACAACAGTTGATCATACTAAAGTAACATTAAATAATTCTGTTATTAACATTAACAGTTACAATAACCCAGAAGGTATGGTTTCTGGAATTAAACGTGCTATTGATTTAAGACGACGTGCTATTTCAACAGACAGTACAGGTAAATTAAATATTTCTTTCAACATGCTTGAAGATTTTACAACACCTGTAAATATTCCAAATACAGATATCTCAGCGAAACCTAGTAAGATTCATAACTATGGTCCTTATGTAAGAGATGCTGAATCACTTACAAACGTGTTAGGCAATTCGAGCGGTGCTCAAGTTGTGGGCGATATGAGAATTTCAGACTCAATCGAACATAACAAAGACCCCAAATTTGATACAGGTCCATCATTAATCGGACCATTAAAAGGCATGAAGTATCAGGATCAAACTGGTGTTTCTTTCTATTGGGATATAAAATTAAGAAGATACATTCCTGTTTACGAGTCAATTCTAAGATCAACTGCTACAGGTATTGAGTTTGAAATACTAAACAATTCAGAAGTCAGCGATGGATCTGAAGATAGTGTTAATGCGGCTGCTTCTGAGGGCGATGATTTTACACCCGCAGAATTACCAAAGCCTGCACTAACAAAAGATCATGTTGACGGTGGTAAAGTATTAACATTAATTCCAGGTTCAGCTGACAGCGATCCTTCTGTTACAACTACAAAGGGTGCTAAGTGGAAAACTTACGATATGTCTGCAACAGTAACATACAATTCAGTTGTATACAAGCGTTGGAGATTAAAGACTAGCGAAATTTGGCAGTTTGAAGTTTACGAAGCTATTGCAAATAGTGCAGGAACTGTATACTATATCTTAGTAGATATTGCACCTACAAATACTGGATACCCTTACGATTATTTTGCAACAGTTAGTGCATATAATACATTTAGCGGAAGCAAGATATTAGAAGATACTTACTATGTAACTGATACTGCGTTCAGCGATGCAGGACCTAATCCTGTAAACAAAGCATCAGCAAATGCTAATAGTAACAGATATATTGAAATACCACCAGTAGAACCTGCATTCTTTGTTGGTAAACAGATTATACCTGAACCATTTGCTGTTAACGGTGGCAACGGAACAAGTGCATTAGCTAACTTAGAATTTTTACCAAAAGATTTATTAATTGGTAGCTTGCAAATTGATAAAGAAACTAATGTTGTTGTTACCACACCAGGACACAACAGTTTCTTAATGTGGCAACCAGGTCTAACATCAGGTAAGTGGGAACCACAACCAGAAGGTCCAGGCAATTTAGCTGGCTCTGGCGGTTCAAGCGTTGGCTGGGGCTTTGGTAGAGGATATTATGCGCTAAACGATAACCACGTACCAAATTTCTGGAGTGATGATTTAACAGCATTAACCAAAGATGCTGGTTCAACGTACGATCCAGCTAGCGATATAATTAATCCATATCCTGGATTTAATGCTGACGGATGGTATAAGAAACAACCTAGATTTAAGTATAGTAAGCAGTTTAAGGTGTTCCCATTAATGAACTCTGTTGATGGATTTACACTATTTGATGAAGATACAGACAATCCATCTGATGCACAAAATACAAAACTACGTGCAGATGAAATTTTTGTAGCATGTTTCTGGACAGAGCCACATACATATAAGAATCAGATGATTGGCTTTGATTATAATAATAAAGACAATGATGGTAACCCAACACCTGTATACAAAGATTACCAAGGTACTATAACTCGTGTTAAATATATTCGTTTAACAGAGCTTCCGGCTGATGCAGTAATGCGTAGACCAATCGCTGATACCGGTTGGGGTGGCGAACGCTGGAAAAATATTGTTAGCGATAGTGTAGTCCTTCCCGGAGACCTAGCAGGACAAACTGCTTCTCCAGACAGCTACGGTGTATTTTCACCAGATACAGTATATATCGGCGGATCAACCGGTGATGAAGATGAACTACCTAGAGTAGATGAAGTACGTACAGGAGTATCTATACCAGCGGCCGTAGCAAGAAATATTAGTCAGATAGGTTTAGGCGCAGGTTCTGGGATTGGCCGCGGAACACCTGAACCGTATAGAGCTGTAACTATTGTTGATGAAAAGAACAAAGACAATCCTGCTCCAGTACTAACTGGTAGTGTACTTGAAGGTTTGCCAAGTGCGTGTGATATACTATCACCAAATCCTGTTCCTCCTAAAACACAAATTAGCGGACCATGTACTGTAAGACCTACTGTAGAAAGAACAGGGCTTTTAACAGAAAAAACTAATGACGTTAACGTTGACGAAACGCACGTTATTAAGATTCAAGGTAAAAAATCGTTATTAGTAATATTTGATTTCTCTTATGATGACGGTGCAGGTACTAAATCAGTAAACGGTATTACCATTGAACAATCTGCTACAGAAGATTTCAGTTCTGGGGTAAGTCGTTATATCATAGACACTCAAACTGATGGTTCAAACAGAGTAGAAACAAACGGCAGTCAAATTGGTCGTTATGGTTTTGATGTTATCCCAGACTTAAGCACAATAATCTACAAGCCTGCTGAAAATGCGTTAGGTGTACTGACTCAACGAGTACTTGATAATCCCTTAAATAAATTTAATACCACACCAGGTAGAACTATTGCTGAAACCGCTAGAAACAAGACAACTAACAAAGTTGTTGGCGTCAGCGGGTTTGGATTCTTAAGCAGAACTGTTGACTGTTCACTGGGTCAATTTGTTAGAATCACTGTATCAAAAGGATCTGCAAATAAAACAGGCAAATATGCACTATTTGTCAAGTATTCAGTTGATGCTCCTAACGAAATTGATGTAAAATATGACCAGGTTGTAACAGATGGTTGTGCTGAAGCAGGCTCAAGAGCTTACAAAGAAGGTGGCATTGTAACTGCTTATACATATTCAGGAAATAAAAATACCGGTAACAATTTAGGTACAGTCATTGGTGCCGCCGGTGGAGCAATCGGCGTTGCAGCTTATGCGGCCGCTGGATTCGGTGCTAGTCTTGGTGCAGGCTTTGGTATTGTTGCCGCATCAGGCCCAGTTGGTTGGGCTGTTGCAGGTGCCGCTGTCATACTTGGCGGATTACTCGGCGGACTGTTTGGTAAGAAAAAGAAACTTAACGGCACAGGCTATTTTGGTTCATGGAAAAAAGGTACTCTAGGCAGTAACGAAGACAACATTTATTATCCTTACAGCGCACCAACACAGGAAATGATTAACAACGGTGTTGATAGGGGTGCTAGCGTACCTTCAGGCGCTAAAGAAGCTGGTAAACAATCACTAAGAACATTTGGCGGAGGACAACCAGGAGAATCAACTACATTTGAAGTTAAAGGTTATTTCTATTCTCCTAAATCAGGCACCTATAGTGTTGAGACTTCATCGGATGATGCATCATATGTTTGGATATCAGATAAAGACGATTTAAGTGGCGAAGAAAAATACAAAGCTGATGGTAATCATCCTGAACTAGGTGACAAAAATTACAACTGGCAAAATGCTGTAGTAAACAATGGCGGATTGCACGCTTCACAAAAACGTACTGGTAGTGTGTACCTAAAAGGTGGCGGCTATTACTTTGTTCGAGTTATTTACGGTAATGGTGCTAAAGATGGTGTCTTTAATATTAGTATTAAAGGTCCTGGCTATAGCGGTCCACTACTATTCTCAAGTCGTAGTTGCCCAGAAGATGATTGCGGTAAATTCCGTGCAGGAGAAATGAAAAACTTAGATCCTGTAATGAAGGCAGTAATGGAAAAACTATGTCCTGATACACCTACATTTAGTTCTACTACATCAGGCGCAGGCGCAGGATCTGACACTGCTGGAGCATCAAGTACAACTTATGGTGCATCAGATCCAGCAAGACTATACTCTGGCGGAGGCGGCCGATTTGCCGAATATAGCAACTTTGAAGTAAACTTTGCAGGATATAGTCAACCAGGATTAACTGGGTACAACTTCATGCCAAGTAGCTTTAAGAAGCCTAACAGATCTCGAATTGTTGATCCACAGAAATACGGATATACGCAAACACTTGAAGAAGGCCGTTATGTAAATGCTACACAACAACGTGTAACTGGTGGATTTACAATTCCGTTGGCTAAACAATTAACTGTTGTATCTAGAACAGCTACACCATTAAAGAGTTATGAGATAGTAAATCAACCCTGGTATAGACCAAATGCTAAGACACTAGGCGATTTAAACACTACATTGCGTAATGTTAACTATGCGCCTAAGAAAATTGGCACATCAATGATGTTAAACGGTGTACCTGTTAATAATATCACCACAGATTCTAACACTGTAGATGATAACAACACAGTAACAATTAAGACTCTAAATGAGATACCAGCAACATTTGACGTCGAAACTAAACGTAATGTTGTTGAGTTAGGCCCTACTGGAACTGTTGATGTACAAGATTCGCAAGTAGAAACCGGTAACATTACCTATACTAAAGTGCCTACAATTAATATTACTCCGTTAACTTACGGCGATGATGGTAGTTTTGTTCCAGCTGGCCCAACTGCTATTGCTAATATTTTTAGACCAACACCACAGGTTAAAATTAGTGCAAATGATTTAGCTAGTGTTCCAGCTGGTACACAATTATTTTTTAATCAGGCATTGGTACATTTTGTTCCAGGAACAACACCGCGCGATATTGCAAATCAGATTAAATGTAATCAATCGGGTGTTGATGCTAAAGTATTGAAAAACGCAGACGGTACCGATAGTTTATTAATTAGATCATGTAGCGATAACAGCTTTGCAGTTAAAAACGGCTGCGGCGGCGGCACACTAAAGCGTGTAGGCGACTTCCATATTGTACGTGGTTTTGAACAAACAACAACTACAACCAATACTGAAAGTTGTAGTTCAAATGCTACAGTATTATCAGCCACAACTGGTTATGCAGACGGCAACATTGGCCAAACACCGACAGCATCATATACTTTATATGATTGTTCCGGTAATTCTACAATATTTGTTCCAGACGATGAAATTACTCCATTTATTGGTGCTGTTCTGCCAAGTAAGACAGTAACTACAACCAACAGTTCAACTTATATGAGCGGTGGTAGTGGCTATCAAATTGGGGATAGATTACGTCTACTTGGCGGTACTCCAACCAATAATACTAGAGGCCCACTTGGTAGTATTTGCGTTAACTTTGCTGGTGTTGGATATAACAATGCTGCCAACTTGAGAATTAGTTTTGGTAATGACAACAGTCCTGGCGTAGGCGCAAGTGCTGAAGTTACCAGCCTCGATGAATTTACTGGGGCTATAACAGGTATTCGTATGTTGAACCCTGGGGTAGGTTACGATGTTAAAAATCCTCCTACAGTTACAATTACAGATATAAGTCCACGTAACTTATATACTACTGTTGATGCAACAAACTTACCAGGTTTGACATACACTTATAATACTATCCTAGAAGTTCAAAACTTTAACAATGCTACTAGTAATATTGTTATCTCTGATTCAACATTCTATCGTGTTGTAGCTAACACTATTACATTAGGTGCAGTTACAACTATCAGTGATGCAAATATTAGTCCTGTAGCATTTATTGACACTGGAGACACCGGTACATTTAGACTTCAGGTTGCAAATGCTTCTGCAATTAGCGGTAAAGTTGTTCCTGGCGGAGTTATTACACTGTTAGTTAACAGTGACGGCAACGCAAATGCTAACGTTATAGAAAGCTATATGGATAATGTTGCGTTTACTGTTGATACAGTTTCTGGCGCAAACATATTTGTAAAAGATTCATATTTTACCAGCAATGTTGCAAACATCATTAACTCTCACACAACATTTGAAATTAGCTTAAGAGAGCCGATTGAAAGCGCGATTGCAGTTGGCGCACTAAAACGTATTCCAGATCAAAGAATGGCAGTACAGCCAGCTGAAGTCACAGCTAAGGTCGGTGTTGTTGATAGAAACAGCGCACTTGCTGATCCAACAGATAATGATGCTAACCCTTATGCTTATATTAAGGGATATAAATCACTTGCAGGTCCACTACGTGTAGCTAAATTTATTGTAACAGGTGTGGATGGATCGGGTGCAATTACAAGTTTACGTATCCTAGACAGAGGCTTATATAAAGTATTCCCAGCTGATTTAACACAAGGTATTCCATTAGAGTATGATTATGATTATATTGGTTCACCTGGCTGGGCAAGCAGCAATAACTTAGGTGTTGTTGACCCAAGCACACAAGATAATACTCCATACGGTGTAAATCATCCTGAATACAGTCAAGCACCTTTTGTTAACGGAAAACATCCATCCTTTTCTAACTACACTGAATGGAAATATGATCCTACTAAGACAGCAAACGATCCAAATGCATGGGTTGTCTACACAGGATCTCCTGGTGCATACGATCCGCAGACATCTGTAGAAATTGGCGGACAACGACTAGCTAAACAGTATGACATTGTGTTCGATCCACTAGATCCAGAATTTGGTAATTACGTAACACCATTACGTGTTTCTGGCGGTACTGGTGCTAGAGTATTCTTAACAGCAGATGAAGTACCTGACTGTTCAGAAAAGGGACGAGCAAAAGAAGATTTAGGTTTACCAGATCAGATTGCTGATATTAACGCACCTGAAGTACTAGCTGATGCATTGAACGATGCACTTCGCGGCGCAGGTTATCTACCAGAAGACATTTCTGTTAGCTTACAACCAGCCGGCCCAGGCGTAGGTAAACTTGTTATATCAACCAATTATCCAAGCGTGAACATTGATACGGATACTCCTGGATTCCCAGAAAAATTAGGTATCGAGTTAGGCGACTATAATGCTGGTATGCTATGTATTGAAGCAGAATTCGTTCAGCCTGATTTATCAGATAGTCAGTTAAAAACAGAATATGAAAATCTTTACAAGTCAGGACCATTTGGATTATTATCACAGGAAGACATTGCCAAGTATACATCTACAGCGGCACTATCTGCACAGGCTGCTCCTCCAACTATATTGTCGCTACTTTGCGTTGACTCTGTTAAGAGCGATGGTCCTATAATTCCTGATCCTGACAAATACAGAAGACTGAACCCTAATTTAGAAAATTCTGGTTTCAATGGCGACGGCAGCATAACATTTGTAAAAGAACTATACAAGTATGATATTAGAAACATATTCGGTGATGTTGTTTCTCTAAACGGTAGCGATCAACAAAATGTTAATGTCTATGCATTTGCAAGTCAACGTTGGAATAACGTACTTGAATATAATGATAATAAGCTGTATCTAAAACCAGATTTGTTAGAGTCAGAAACAACTGAATTAGCTAATGCTTGGGTTGATTCGTATTTCAACTTAGACCCTGCTAATATTTCAATGCCAGATTTCGTACTAGGCGGTTGGGCATACCTAGAAAATGGTATTCCTCAGCGTTGGCAGACTCCTCTGGTAGATACAAATTATGTTAAGAGTGCGCTAATTTACGATCCGGATACAGGTAATAAGACTGTTCAGTTTGATTTATGGGATCCGTTCAAGGGCGTATTACCAGGATTTGTTTCTAACGAAATCCATTACATTAGTGAAAATGATCCAGTAAATTACAACAATGCTCGCACTAACTTTGGCCTAAACAATGTAGGTAAAGTTTGGTGGGATACAAGTACAGTTAAGTACATGTGGTACGAACAAGGATCAAACCGCGAACGCTGGATTAACTGGGGTCGCACATTCCCAGGAAGTGCTATCACTGTATGTGAATGGGTAGAAAGTAAAGCACTTCCACAGAACTGGAACGGTAACGGTACACCAAGATGGTCAGATAGATATGTTTCAGAACGTCGTATCGATCCAGATTCAGGCAAATTTGTAACATATTACTATTACTGGGTACAAAATAGAACTGTTGTTGACGACAGAATTAAACGTAGCCTCGGACGTGAAATGGACACCGAAACAATTGCACGTTATATTGCTAACCCAGTGGGCTATGGCCTTACAATGGCTAGCTTCATCAGCGATGAAAGTTTTGTTCTACATAACATTTCAACTGTACTAAAAGATGAAAATGTAGTACAAATTAACATTAATCGCAACAGTAATAGCGATGGTATTAAACATACTGCTTGGAAGTTAGTACGTGAAAATGACAATAACAGCATTATTCCTGAACATATTAGTGACAAATTAATTGATAGCTTATGTGGAGAAAATGCTATCGGTCAAGTTGTACCTGATCCTACACTTAGTGAAGTAGAAAAATACGGTATTGGTTTTAGACCAAGACAGACATTGTTCAGAGACTTAGGCTCTGCACGTAGAGCACTACGTTCTGTAGTTAATGAGCTGTTAATTGACTTGAAACTTGAAACACAGTATTCAACATGGGATGCAGATTTACCAACAACACTTACTTACTTAGAACGTGTTAACTGGTACGAAGTCGAACGAGTTGATAACAGCACTAATACGAAGATTAGATATGACAGTAGCTACAAGCCAATCTTTAACGTAGGTAGTGTAGGCGAACTATTCACATTGAAGGGTCTGCCCGATGGTACAGTGATTCAAGTTAAATCATCTACTTCTGACAGGCCACAACTTTGGATGTATATTGCATCGTCCGATGACTTTAAACTAATTTCAATTAAGAGAGAAACATTACAGATTAAAGAATCGTTGGAAACATCTTCAAGTAATGCTACCCTTGCTAATGAATTAAGAATACTACTAAACATTTTACGTAGTCCAATCTTTAACGACATTGGTTTGTGGAATAAGGTATTCTTTGAAATGCTAAAACATGCTTATGCTGAACAAACACAGTTAAGCTGGGCATTCAAGACTTCATATCTATACATTGAAAAAGATGAAGAAGATTTGATTCCTACAAACGGATTTAAACCTGATAACTTTGCACGTATTATTGAATACATGAACGAAGTTAAACCATTCACTGCTAAGATTCGTGAATATAGAGATGGTAAGAGAGCACCAATTGAAGTTGTTGGTCCAACAATGGTTAGTGACTTTGATAAGCCTCCTTACATCGACAGAGGTTTAGGTGTTGTTCGTGTCCTAGATGACTTTAGCGAAAATGATGCTAATATCATGTTCTTTGATAATGCTTATAAGAATTATTTCAGCATTACAAACAAGGGCGATAATGTATTTAGACATAACAATACTACACTTGTGTTTGATAGAACCAACTACGAATTAACACAATTTGGCCATAATAGAAGTAACACTACTGTTAACGTAAGTATTGCTAGAAATATTGCTAATATCAACCAAATGAACGAAGCAAACATTACTGCAAGTTCACAAATGAGAGCAATTGATAGAATATTTAAGTTTGATCCAATTGTTCGTGCATCGTTTGTTGCGGAAGTTAATTCACACTTTAATAATTCATCAGCAGGAACAAATACAAGTATTATCACAAATGCTAGTGTATTGCATGATATTATTAATGCAGGAAACTTAAGCACAACACTAACTCTTGTAAAAGAAAAAGTTGGTGGTGGCTGGAGAGGCGAACTATTAGATGCTAACTTGTTTACTAATGCAGTAGCAGGTTTAGACTCAACCGTTGATTTCTTAAGTAGCTTTGGTTGGGATACAGATCCTTGGGATATGTATGCATTAGATAGAACAGTTGAAGTTGTTAACTACGAAGGTATCTTTAGTGAATTAGCGCAAGGTAATATTACGCTAAGACGTAATAATGATACTTACGAAGGTTTTGACGGCGCAACATTTAAGAAAATTCTATACGGTGAAGAGCGTCCAGAAGAAATGGTGTTCCTGGACCCACTAGAATCACTAATCATTGACGTTTACACAAGTCCATATGCTGGAGGTAATACAAGTACTACACCTGTATCACCAGATGCGATTGCAGTTAAGTATAGAATGCACCAAAACTTATTCGGTGATACTGAATATGTTAGAATTACAACTAATAAGAGTACTACACTTTCAGCTAACGTATATTCATATTCAACAGAAATTACAGTAGTTGATGGTAGTGTATTCCAGACCCCACGCCCAGGAGATCCTGGTATTATATGGGTAGGAACAGAGCGTATTCTTTACGACAGACTTGACGGAAATGTTATTAGTCAACTAACCAGAGGCAGCGCCGGCACAAGTATACAGGATCACTTGATTATAGACATCTATGGAAATCCTGTAACAGTAGACGTTATCGAAGGTTCTGAAGAAGAAACATTTAACAGATTAGATACTAATCGTGCAATATGGTTAGAAGTTGGTTCTCAATTCTACACATATCAGTCTTACGCAGGTTCTAATGTTGCTTATGTTGCACCAAATCAGTTGTCTATTGTAACAACAGCAAATGCTATTGCATTGTTAAATGCAGGTGGTGTGGTATCTATGTCAGCTAACGGCACTATGTTAACTGCTAATGGTACACATTACAGCACATCTTATACAAGCAATGTAACATTCTTCTACATTACAGATATTGATAATGCAAACTTAACAATTACAGTAGAGGATGATTTATTCTTACAGGATGGGTTATGGGACTACTATGGTTTTGATTCCGAAGAGTATGACGATGATATATCCGAATTTATTAACGGAAATACCACAATTACACTAGAAATTCCAACACTAAACACTGGTTCAAATTCAGCACTGAGCTTGGCAGACGTAGCTAACGCAGACTATGCTAACGTTGAAAGTTTGATGAAATTCATCCATGGAATTTAAAATTAACTGCTAGTTTAAAAAAAGTGATAAATAAACGTATGTTAGACATTGACAAAAAAGACGAAGGCGCAGAGAAAATGCAAGAAAATGCTACTCCTCAAAAGAAGCCAGATGAAGTTGCCGGTATCAATATTAGCGGTCATATATTGATCCGCGATAAAGAAACGGGCGAAGAACTCATCAATAAGCGTAATGCTATTCATTATGGCAATATGGCTAATTTAATCGCTAACGCTTTAAACAATGCTCAAGGTGCATATGTTCATTACATGGCTTTTGGTAACGGTGCAACTAGTGTTGATACCGCTGGTAGAGTAATCTACAAGTCACCGCGTGTAAGTGAAGCATATGAAACCGGCGCAAGTCTGTACAGTAGAACTTATTATAAGATTATCTCAGCTGATACAGAAACGGACAAAATACAAATAATTCCAGGTTCAAGTTACACAGACATTAAAGTAACTTGTACACTAGGTTATGCAGAACCTAGCGATCAGGATTTGTTTGACAGTAGTACTACAAATGAAGGTGATTATATTTTTGATGAATTAGCACTGTTTAGTTATCCTAGTGATCCAACAGATGCTGATCCAATTAATACAAGTACAATGCTTACTCATGTAGTTTTTCATCCTGTACAAAAGTCACAAAACAGAATTATTGAGGTAATCTATACTGTCAGAGTACAGTTGAGCTAAAATTATTTGAGGGAATAAGAGATGCCATATACATTTAATAACAGTGACGGAAGTGTTTCGACAACAGTTGCTGACAGTACGATAGATACCAGTACCTATGCAATAGCATTGGTTGGACGTAACGTATCTAACTACGGTCTATACTTTGCACAAAATGCTGTACGTCAATTAGAAAACTTTGCAAGTGCAACTGCACCTAGTGCAAGTACAACACTAACAGGTCAGCTTTGGTATGATAAAACAGAGAATCTACTAAGGGTTTATGACGGCACAAGATGGAAAAGAGCTACTAATATTGTAGTTAGTTCTTCAGCGCCATCAACTAACTTAGTAGCAGGTACAGCGTGGTTTGATACTACAGATGATAAACTTCGTGTACATGATGGTAGCAGTTTTAAATTTGCAGGTTATGCAGGTGAAGTTTCTAGTGCGTTTGCAAGTACAAGTAACATAGGTAATCCCTCTAACTATGGTACTAAACTACGTAACATTTTCTTACGTGATAGTACAGGTGTTGACCGCGCAGTACTTGCATTAACTTATGTTAACGATTCATCTAGTCCTTCGGTAAATTATGGTAGTACTACTACAGCCTTTGGTGCAGAAACAATCATGGCTATTTTCAGTGACCATGCACAATTTACTGCCGCTAACTCGAACAGTAGTACAGAAGGCGAGAGTCGCAACTGGTACACTGAACTTGTTGGTTCAGGCGGCATCGGTGCTATTATTCGTCCTGGTCTAAATTTACGTACTGAATATAACACAACTTCACTAGCGTTAAGCGAAAGATCATATCGCTCAGATGCTTCATATAAAATAAACTTAGGTAGCGTTGGCTCAGACGGTGCAAACGTCAATGCAAGTGAAATTATTCATACAGGAAGAAATTATGTTCCTGATGCAACAAATACCTATAACATTGGTAGTGCAAGTTATAGATTTGCAGACCTCCACACTGGTACAGTGTATGTAGGTAACGGCACATCAGGTGCAATACTTGGTGCAGGTAACGTAGCTATTGGTAATAGCACAACACGAATCAGTACTATTCATACTACTCAATTTAACGTAAGCGGAAACGTAAGTTTTGCTACAGGTACTGCAACAGATGCAGTTACAACAAACACGGCCAATACACTTGTACTAAGAGATAGTGCAGGTAGCTTCTCGGCTAACGTAGTAACAGCCGTTGCAACAGCGGCACGTTACGCTGACTTGGCAGAAATTTATGCCAGCGACGAAACTTACGAGCCGGGCACAGTTGTAAAACTAGGCGGCAGCGCAGAAATTACACAAACAACAAGTATCGAAGATATGAATGTATTTGGTGTTATTTCAACTGACCCTGCTTATTTAATGAACAGTGAAGCAGAAGGTTTGCCTGTTGCATTAAAAGGTCGTGTACCAGTTAAAGTATTTGGTAAAGTACTAAAAGGTGAACGATTAATTAGCAGCCATTTACCAGGCGTAGCAATGGCGCTAGGATTTAACGAATATGATCCACGTAAGGTTATTGGTAGAAGTCTTGAACAGAAAACAACGGACAATTTAGGTGTTGTTGAAGCTGTAATAGGCGTTAAGTAATATAAATATTGTAATAATTAGGAGATAACATGCCATCAGGTGCAACAATCACATCGTCGGGAATGACAACAATGACACAAGTTGTCGCAGGAACTGATACTGTTGTTCCGGCTGACTTCAACAATGCAAGAACAAACGTAAACTTACTACTTGGTACTGCGGCAGATGTAACATTAGGTACATATACAGCCGCAAGTACATACGGATACACACAAGGTGGTTCATCCGTAAGTGCTGCCAGTACAGGCGGTTTAGTTTATGCAGATAATGCCACAGGCGGCTTTAAACGTTTACAAGATGACGTTCAGTCATTGTGTGCATTTTTAGGTCAGACGGTACGAACAGGCGTAGGAACTGACGTAACAACTGCTACAACGATCGCTGCAACTACTTGGAATAACTTAATGCTAAACATTAAGGATTGTTGGGATAACAGATTTAGTCCAGCAAGTACAACAATGTCTAGCGTTAGCAATGTTACAAGAACAACAGCTTGGACTAGTACATTAACTGAAGAAACAACATGGACATTTGCTAGCGAAAGCGCAGCCCGTGCATTTTTTAATGCAGGAGGCGCACTAGGTGTAAGTTCATCGAGAACTGGTGGTTCAGCTACTACACAAAACAGTGACTGGGCCAGTTTGTTAAGTGCTATGGGCGATGTATTAATGAATTACAACGATACAAGTGCAAGTTCAGGTACAAGTGCAGGTATTGGTTTTTATGAATTAACAGCCTCTTATCAGCAGTTGTTTATCAAATACGGTTCAGGTGCTTATGCTTCTAACTTCTTTAAGTTAGAAGGTAAGGTTAACAGTATCACTGATCCAACTGTAATTACATTAAAAGCAACTTGGAGCGATCCTTATACCGCAGCAGCCGCAGCATCCGCTGATGGTGCTATTGGTCCAGACGGCGTACCAAGTTCAGGCGATGAGACTAGTGGATATACTGACAGTATTGACGGTACACTAACACTTAATGGTCGACGCAAACAACCAAATGCAAACGGTTCGAGTATTACTATTACTGCTCCAACAATAAGCATGGCTGCAATCAGCTAATAATACATATAGTTAACAACACCCAAACTGCCTCTTAGCAATGCACACTATGCGGGTTACTTAAAGAGTAGAGTAAACTACACTAAAAAGCCAGTATTTAAGGATACTGGCTTTTTTAATGTATAAGTATAAACGTGAAGAACACAAGGAGAAATAAACTTATGAAGATGTTCACAACAATCGCAGTATCTACTGCACTACTAGGCCTAACAGCTTGCTCAAAGACCGAGCCAGCACCAGCACCAACTGAAGCAGCACCAGCTGCCGCAGTAGTAGCACCAGCTGATAATGCCACAGCACCAGCAACACCTGCTCCAGTTGCGGCACCAGCAGATGCGGGCGCAGTACAGCCTAAGTAATATAACAGACTAGTCTGTTTTTAAATAGTGTCGAACAAAAGCCAGTATTTACGGATACTGGCTTTTTTTTGTCTTAAATACTTGCATGAGCACTAGACTAACTGACGCACTTGAATTTGCTAATTATCGAGTTACACTTAATAATCAGCAAGCCGCACTACGAGCCAAAACTCAAAGTTTATTAAGTTACAGCATTAATGGTGGCACGTTTACAATTGATCGTTCGCTACTTAATTTTTGTAAATTATTGCTAGAAGAAAAGCAAACTGAAGCAGTTCTTTTAGACATATACCAAAATCCTATTAAAGTTGATATTGAAAGTTTTTATGATGAAGTACTCAGTCGTTACTTTGAAGTAACCAACGACTATTATGCAGAGTACGAAAAACTACGTAAGTCACGCAAAGTACATAAGGTATTAGATCTCAATGATGAAGGCAAATAATGATCGTGGCATCATTATGTTTGCCCACAACAACGCAGAAATTGATTATTTTAAACTAGCTGTTGTAAACAGTCTTTTAATACAAAAGCATTTAGGTATTAAGAATATTACAGTAGTTACCGATCCTGCTAGTTTAGAATATGCTGAAAAATCTTTGGGTAAAGACGTTATAGATAATGCAATAAACAATCTTATTGTTGTTGAAAAAGATAAAAAGTTTAAAGAACAAAACATACGAACATTTAAAGACACCAGCCATACTGCAAAGCCATTAAGTTTTTATAATGTTAATCGTTGTGATGCATATGATCTAAGTCCGTATGAAGAAACTATATTACTAGATGTAGACTACCTAATACTAAGTGATACACTTAATCAGTGCTGGGGACACAACGAAGAACTAATGATGAATTGGCGTTACCAGGACATCATGTATGAACGTAAAGATCTTACACTTAATAGATTAAACGATTTTGGCATTACAATGTATTGGGCTACTGTTGTGTACTTTCGTAAAACGCCTTTAACAGAAAGTTTTTTTAATTGTGTTAAACATGTTAAAAATAATAAACAATATTATCAAGACGTTTACAAATGGAAAGGCAGTTTATACAGAAATGATTACAGTTTCAGTATAGCGGCTCATATGATGAGCGGATTTAAAGATAGAGGAATACCACAACTTCCTACCACACTGTATAAAACATTTGACACTGACGATATACACAGTGCAGTTAACGATCATACTCTGATAATGTATTTAGAAAAGCCACGTAGCCCGGGCGACTTTATGCTTACTAAATGGAGTAATGTTGATTTACACGTTATGAATAAATGGGCAATAAATAGAATAAGTGAGGAATTAATCAATCATGTTAGAAACAATCTGTGATACATTAGTAGAAGCGTATAAGCGCAACTGGATTACCAGTCGTGACGGCAATGTAAGTATTCGTCACCACGACCGTAATCATTTTTATATTACGCCTAGTGGTGTGCGTAAGCAGACAATGCAACCTGATCAGTTTAAAAAGATTCAAATTAATCGTGTGCCATATGCCGCACCTCCTTTCGTACAATACGGTTGGGTAGAAGAGTTTTATACAGACATTAGTGCTAATCTAAAGCCCAGCGGCGAAATTCCTCTACACTTCGGCTTACAAAAAGAAATGGGTCAGCACAAAAATGACGTGCGAGTAGTTATGCATCTGCATCCGACTTATTGTGTAGCAGCCATGCACGCCGGAATAGAACTAGCTGAGTTAGTGAAAGACTTTCCTGAACTAGGACGCTATACACGAGTAGCACCTAATGTGCCAGATGTTCCACCTATCAGCGAAGAACTAGCTGTAAAGTGTCACGAAAATTTACAGCTTGACAGTGAGGGTAACATTGCATATGACATTGTTGGCATTAAAGGTCATGGGGTTGTAGCAATAGATACTAGTCCATGGCGTGCTATGGAACACATTGAACGCCTAGAACATATTTGTAAAATTGTGTTATCTAGTGGTGTAAAGTAAAAATGAAAAACTTTAAACATATAGTTACATCGGGTTGTAGTTTTAGCGATGCTATCACACGTTATACCTGGCCAATACATTTAGAAGCATCGTACGATGTTAACTGTGTTCACATGGGTTTATCAAGTCAAGGTAATAGTTTAATTGCTAGAAAAGCAATATTTGCTGTACAGCAATTATTAGATCAAGGTGCAAAGCCAGACGAAATTCTAGTAGGTATTATGTGGAGCGGACCAGATAGGCACGACACATATATTTCTAATATTAAAGGACAGCTTAGTGATGATGTTAAAAGTTTAGATAGTATGTTTATTAATCCTACAACATATGTCGACGACGATCCCGGCGGCTGGTTAATTATGAATCCTCATTGGAAAGAAAAGACATCTAAAATTTATTATTCGCATTTGCATGATTTTGTTAATCATAGAGTTAATACCTATGAAAAAATTCTTTGGGTACAATCGTACTTAAAATTGGCAGGTATTAAATATTTTATGACTACATTTACATCAGAAGTTTTTAAAGATACAGATTTTTATAAAAATCCAAATGTCATTTGGATGCGAGATCTTATTGATTGGAGCCATTGGTTACCAGTAGGCAGTATGCACGAATGGTGCTACACACACTGGACTGATAATGATTTCCCTCAAATTGACGTGAAAATTGAAGAACACGGAGAAACAATAAAGTGGCCTGATAATCATCCTACACGAATTATGCATGAATATTTTACTAAAGAAATAATATTGCCACATATTAAAAACAGATTCGTTGACTACTACTGTCCAGAATTTAAAGAAGGTGTTTAATGAGTAAGGGCTATATTGTAATAGCACAAAATAATGCATCTGTTGATTATCTTCAACAGGCATATGCTCTTGCGTTAAATTTAAAACTAACACAAAGCAGTGTTAATAATTTAACCGTTTGTGTTGATGCCGAAACAAAGAAAAAAATCACCAACAAACACAAACAGGTATTTGACTATATTGTTGACATTCCTTGGCAAGATGATGCACAAGGCGAAGATTGGAAAATTAACAATAAATGGAAATATCTACATATGACGCCATACGATGAAACAGTTGTATTAGATACTGATATGTTATTTCCAACAGATGTCAGCCATTGGTGGGATATATTATCACAACGTGATGTGTGGGCTACTACCAAAGTACGTACTTTTCGCGGTGAAATTGTTAGCAGTAATTATTATAGAGAATATTTTGTAAAAAATAATTTACCTAATGTGTATACAGCTTTCTTTTATTTTAAGAAAAGCGAACTGGCTAGTGAATTATTTGCTATGACAGAAATTGTGTTCCAGCATTGGCAGCGTTTCTTTTACAAGTATATGCCCGAAGGTAAACCAGACAGGCTGAGTGGCGATGTTGCATTTGCACTAGCTATGCAACTATTGGGCATTGAACATGAATGTACTAGAGAAAACATTGACGCCGTTCCTACCTTTGTACATATGAAAAGCCATGTACAAAACGTACCAACATCGATAATAAGCCATAACTGGACTGAAACTATACCTACTTACTATAACACTTATACTGATTTCAAAGTAGGAAACTTCCAACAGTTGTTGCCATTTCATTATGTTGAAAAGGACTGGCTAACACTAAAAATGATTAAACAAATGGAAAATGATTATGGTATCTAAAGAAGCTGAAGAACGAAGATTAAGGTTTTTAGCGTCAAAAGAATCTGCTGGCGGAAGTTTTGCTGCCTTGATGAAGCAAGAACTTTCAAAAAAGCCAAAAGTATATTTTTTAAATGATGGAACAATTGTTTCTATTACTAAAGAAGAAATAGAAGCAAACCCAGAGTGGCAGTTTCGAGAATTCGACGATAACCAACTACAAATTCTCGAAGGTAAAAATTGGAATCTTTTCTTTGTAAAAAAGGATTTGCTAGTTGACAATCTTTATAGTATAGAATCTAGGCCTTTAGAGAGTACTATAGTATCAGCTGAAAATAATTCGCTTATGCTTATTGACCATAACGATGATTTTGACTGTAAATGTACATTAACAAAAAATCAATTTATCATTGAGCTTAACGATAATATTTTACAAAAATATAAAGATATAGATCCTTTTACTGCAACCGCAAATGGACATAAAATTTTAAAATTTTATTTTACAGCAAAAAACGATCCACACATAATGTTACACAGTGAATATGTGTCGTTACGTCAACTATTAACTAATAAACTGCTAACCATTAAAATCAAAGACATCCCATTAGAATGTAGCATTTATACTGTTAAAGCATTCGAAAAATATTCAAGAGAAGTTTAGATTAGGCGTATATGGGCCAGCCTTTGATAGATACCTTCAAATAACATGATAAATATGTGTGTACTTAATATAGGACACACATATGGCCAAAATTGATGTTACTGAACTAGACATCTTTTATATCTCTTACGATGAACCCAATGCGGAAGAAAATTGGGCAGACTTGCTTAACAAGGTACCTTGGGCAAAACGAGTTCACGGTGTTAAAGGGTTCGATGCCGCGCACAAAGCCGCTGCCGCACAAAGTGAAACTGAACGTTTTATTACTGTAGACGGTGATAATATCGTAATGGATGATTTCTTTGAACAGGTGCTAGATGTACCCGATACAGACCATGACGGCAACAACATTAGCGAAAGCATCTTTAGCTGGAACGCTAAGAACCTACTAAACGGATTAGTATATGGCAACGGTGGTCTTAAGTGTTGGCCCAAAGAGTATGCACTACAGATGCAAACACACGAGTCAGCAGGCGATGGCGAAGGCATGGAGTTCTGCTGGAAGTTAAACTATATTCAGCTCAACGACACATTTAGTGAAGTACATCAAACAGCCAGTCCGTTCCAGGCTTTTCGTGCAGGCTTCCGTGAAGGCGTAAAGATGAGTCTAGACCAAGGACGAAAAGTACGTGCAGATGAGTTTGCAGATAAAATTTGGTGGCAAAATTATAACAGATTACAAACGTGGTGCAATATCGGTAGCGATGTTGAAAATGGGTTGTGGGCAATCTACGGCGCTAGGTTAGGCTGTCAAAAAACTGTATTAACAGATTGGGACACTAATCAAATTTCAGACTATGAGTGGTTTAAAGATTATTTTAATAAAGAAATCGCTCCACAGTTTGCAGGCGACACAGTTTGCCGCTATACAAAGGTTGCGTGGAACAAAGAAATGTTGTATAATGCAATATGTACTCTAGGACAAGAACTAAATGAAGATATCAACAAAATGATGTTGTTTGATCCTAATCCAAAAATGTGTGAGTTCTTTAAAAAAACTTATGTAAATCCACGCCGTTGGGGTGTAATGATTCGAGAAAAACAGATCCAAGAACTGCTGGAAAAAGGCTTGTTATAATGCTGTTAAACATTGATCAAATATGTCGAGAAAATATAAAAGTCTGTCATGGCACAGAGTACATACTCATTGACAACTTTTTTGATCCTCAATTATTTGATGCAGCACATAAAAAATACTTATTGGATTATTTTGTAACTAATGATAAATTAGAAGGCTTTATGTCTTTATCAGGCCACCCACTAATGGAAGTATTATTAAAATATGAAAGTGAAATGTTAAATGCTATTAATCTGGTTTGGCAAGAAAACTGCATAGAAAACAAGTCTTCTGTTAACTTACTTCCAGCTGGAAATAAATTACATATTCATAATGATACACATTGGATACATGTGCCGATTAGAGGTGTTTTATATTTAAACAACGCTTGTGGTACAACATTTCATTCAGATACGTATGGCAACGATCCGATTGACATAGGTGGGAAACCTAATCAACTTTTATTATTTAAAGTTTTGGATAAAAGTTTTCATAGTGTAGGACTACTAGATCACAACGCAGTAGATAGATTTACTATTTCAATGATGCTTGACCGAACCAAAGAAGAGAAAAAATGAAATATTGGTTTTTTGGTGCATCTTCAGAGTATGCAAAATACATTATTGCCGATTTAGAAGCCGCCGGTCACGAAGTTATTAAATTCGGCCGACATAATGTTGATTATAGTAAACCAGAAGAATTCATAGAATCTATAAAAAATAAAGAGCTTCCAGATAGAATATTTTTTAATGCAAATATTCAGGGTGCCGATTTTGATTATACTAGACCTTTGATAGAACAAAAAGACACGTATGATAATTTTATAAACTCTTGGAGAATAGGTTTTTGGTTTAAACTAACGTTGTTAAAATACTTAGAAAATAAAATGAAAGGCACGTTTATTTTTTCTACAAGTACTATCGCTTACGAAAAAGACTTTCCTGATTGTATACTATATAGATTATTAAGAAGTTCTGAACAACAGCTTATTTTTACAATAGGCGGAAAAGATAAAGGCTTAATAGTTGCAGGCGCATGTATAAGTGATATGACACAAGAAAAAAAGCAAAAATATGCCAAACTAATCAGTGACCATTTATTAAATGACGGCTTTAATAATAACGACATTTGGTCGGTAGCCGGCGGGGAACATATGCATAGAGTTATTATGCGTTGGAAACAACACAGTAAATTTATGGATCAAGGTTGGGACTATACTAAAATTTATGACTAGTATTTATGAACAGGCAGCAGATGCCGCCCAAAAAGAACTAGATGCTATTAGCCCTACTATGTGTTATGCAAAGTGGGCGCAGGTATCTATGCACTTGACTAACGGCATGACACACAGTTGTTATCATCCGCCTACGCACAAAATTGACCTAGAAGAACTAAAGGCTAATCCCAGTGCGCTACACAATACATCTGAGAAAAAAGAACAGCGTAAAGACATGCTGGAAGGAAAACGCCCAGCTGGTTGTAGCTACTGCTGGCGCATCGAAGATGTAGGTGGCCGCAGTGATCGTGTTTACCGCAGTGGCGAATACTGGGCACAGAACGCTAAAGAAGATATTAAGACAGCAGGTTGGGAAGGCAACATCAACCCACGCTATGTAGAAGTAAACTTTAACCAAGCCTGCAACTTCAAATGCAGTTATTGCAGTCCGCATCTAAGCACCAGCTGGCATCAAGAGATTAAAGATCACGGTCCATATCAAATTGTGGGTGGCGAGCATAACAACACAGAAAGTTTAGCTCGCGCAGGCCTAATGCCTTTGCGTGTAGCACAGGATGAGAATCCATATGTAGAAGCGTTCTGGAAATGGTGGCCAGAGTTATACAAGAATCTAGAAGTGTTCCGTATGACAGGTGGTGAACCACTGATGGACGTAAATACTTTTAAAGTACTAGACTATGTGTATAAAAATCCTAACGCATGGCTAGAAATGAGTGTAACATCAAACATGGTTCCACCAAAGCCACAGCTAATGGACAAGTTTATTGAATCGCTACAGCGTTTAGAACAGATTCAAATTTGGGAAGATCCACAGAAGTTTAATCCAAACAGTGGAAACAACTGGTATGTAGCACCGGCTTGTAAGAACTTCGCTGTGTTTGTTAGCTGTGACGGTTATGGTAAGCAAGCAGAGTACATGCGTAACGGCATGGACTTTGAAGTGCTAAAGAAGAATGTATTGCGTGTACTACGTGAAACAGACAATACCACTATAACATTTATTAACACATTTAATGCACTTAGCTTAACCAGCTTCCGAGAATGGCTACAGTTTATTCTAGAGCTCCGCGAAGAGTTCGCTAAAGATCGCCAAGGCATTAAATACATACCAGTACCGGATAATGGTGGACACAAACACCCTGACTACGAAATACGTCCTAAGCAACGTATTTGGTTTGATATTCCGTTATTGCGAGCACCACACTGGCAGTGCATACAAGTAATGCCAGAATGGTACCAGGACTACTTAGAAGAAGCAATTGCTTTTATGGAACTTAATGCTGCCAACGAGCAGTACATAGACTATAGAGGCTTTAAGGATTTTGAAATTGATAAGGCTCGTCGTAATCTAGAATGGATGAAAGCGGGCAGTAAGTTAAGTGAAGAAGAAGTATTAAAAGCGCGAGCTAATTTTTATAAATTCTTTACGCAACATGATCAGCGTAGAGACACAGACTTTTTATCAGTGTTCCCGGAAATGGAAGACTGGTGGCAAATTTGCCAAGAAGCAAATGCAATGATTTAGAGGACACACAATGGGACGTAAGCAAGGCGAAAGCCACAGAGAGTTTAAGAAGAGAATGATTGATCCGGTTTCGGAATCATTCTGTGCGGCTAAGTGGCTTAATGCTACTATTTGGCTAGGGCATGGTGGCACTACTAGTTGCCATCACCCTCCCGCACACCAAATTGATTTAGAAGAAATCAAAACTAATCCTACTGCTATTCACAATACCAAGCACAAAAAGAAAATGCGTCAAATGATGCAGGAAGGCAAGCGTCCCAAAGAATGTGAATACTGCTGGAAGATTGAGGATATGGGCAAGGATGCTGACGGCAACGAGCCTGTAAGTGATCGTACATACAAGACTGTTATCTATGAAGATGAAGACTTGATGAAGATTGCTAAACTAAATCCAGATGCAGACGTTGGTCTTAAGACTTTAGAAATTTCCTTTAATAGAACTTGTCAGTTCGCATGTAGCTATTGTAATCCTGCTTTCAGTACTACATGGGTAAAAGACATTCGAAATAATGGCGGTTACCATAATATCCGTAGCGATGCACGTGGGCATTTTATTGACGATGCACCTTATGCAGAACCATTTGACAGAGATGACTTTAATCCATATGTAGATGCGTTCTGGCGTTGGTGGCCTGAACTTAGCCAAGAGCTAGAAGAAATTCGTGTTACTGGTGGTGAACCTACAATGACTCCTGACATCTATAAACTGTTTGATTGGTTTAAAGAAAACGCTGATACACCGCAAGCACAAAAAATGCGTTTAGCTATTAACAGTAACTTAGGTTCTAAGAAAGACCTTATTGACAAGTTAATTGCCGGTACACAGTATATTAATCGTTTCCACTTGTATACTAGTTGCGAAGCATACGGCCCACAAGCTGAATATATTCGCGACGGACTAAACTGGGAAGAATGGACACATAACTTTGAACGTATGTGTAGTGAAGCACGTATCGAAGGCTTGCACATGATGATGACCATTAATGCGCTGTGCTTAGATAGTATTGTAGACTTTTTAAACTGGATGCTGTCAATGAAGCGCAAGTACGGACATAATCGTCCAGGCTTTACTTGCAACATTCTACGCTTCCCTAGTTTCCAAAGTCCATTAACACTACCAGATGAGTTACGTAAAAAGTATCACGACCAAATCTTTAACTGGCTTAAAGAAGTACGTGAAAAGGACGAGCGTGATGCTAATGGACTACAGTTGGTGCAACCTTGGGAGCAGGATCAGCTAAGTCGTCTTATTGAGTATCTAGACGTTGTTAAAACACCGCATCGTAATACTGCTGACCGTGAACTACTAGAGCATGACTTTAAAGTATTCCATGAGCAGTATGATGCACGTCGCGGCAAAGACTTCCGCAAAACATTTCCTAATCTAGTAGAGTTCTATGATAACATCAAAGTTCTGCCACTAGTGAAAAAAGAAATGGATATCCAGCAACCAAAGACATTAGCTAAAGACGGTGCTGTTTATGCACATCGTACAGTAAGCGAAGATGGTGAAGTTGTTGTAGAGGAAGTTCGTAAGCGTGATCGTAAGACAGGTGAAAGTGCAGACTGGTACGACAATCCATTAGACCCTGAAGCTCGTGCTGAAATGATGAAAAAAATTGGTGGCAGTAGCATTGGCTGGGATACAGAATTAGATGGTTTAGGTGGTGTAGAAGGCAATGGCTAAACTATATGCTAACATAGGTGTAGGACACGAAAATAAAATTAGTGTCTTAGAAGCAAGACTAATTGCGGCTGCACAGTGTAATGCTGATGCAGTTGTAATTAGCAAAAGCACACCTAGTTTGCTTATACCGGAAGAAAAGAAATATGTTTCTATACCAAGTCGCTGGGGGCATTTACCATATATTGAAGTTGCTAAACGTAGTGAGATAGATATAAATTCAGCTGAACATATTAGCAATTTAGCAAATAGAATAGGTATACCCGTTATATGGAGTGTTACTGACAGTAATGCGGCAGAATTTGTAAAAGAGTATTGTGATGCTAAAGTTATTAAGCTTCATAACAGTGCTGTCAACATTTACGAACTATCTAGATTTTGCAAAAATAATTTTACAGAAGTTATCTTTAGTTACAAACACAATGAAGACTACCAAACACTATATGGTAAAGGTAGAAAGAATCTGCAAGTATATTACACTACAGAAAATTTTCCGCCTGAGATCAATGAAATTCATTTAAACGAACTAGATAAATTAATACAGCAAGGTTATACTGTAGGGTACGAAAGTAAAGATGTAGGCATATTCCCTAGTGTTGCAGTTGCATATAAAGGTGTAGAATTTATTGAAAAGTATCTGGGCGATGAAGATAGTGATAATGCAGCCTTGTTAACACCTCAACAATTTTATGATTACTTTAAAAATTTAGAAATACTAGAGATTGCAAATGGGTAAAAATAATACATTAGATTTACACGGAGTAAGACATCATGACGTTGATCGCATAGTGGAAAACTTTATTTTCATGAATCAAAAATTAGTGCCTTTAAAAATAATTTGCGGCAACAGTCAGGTAATGATTGATTTAGTATTTGCAGTAATTAAGCGACATAACATAACAGTAGCCACAATGGATCACTACGGCGTAATAGATATACAAAAACTATGACAAAAAGAATTAAACCAATTTGGGAACATGGGCAAATGAGTCCAGAATCTCCTAACAAAACATTTTGTATGGCGCCATGGACGCATACGTACATTAGTCCTCAAAGCGAGCGACGCATGTGCTGTGCTAGTCGCGAAGAACATATGATGCAGCGTCAATACATTGACGCTAGCAACGACAAGAGCACCGGCAAGTATAAAGAAGTAGGCACTATTGACGATTATAAACCAGTAAGTTTACACGAACACTGGAATAGTGATTATATGAAGGACATTCGCAAGAAGCTAATGTCCGGGGAAACAATACCACAATGTGCAGTATGTAATGATAGCATTTTAAGTCAAAGCACTTATCGCCAGTGGTTTACAGGATTTTTATTTAAGGACAAGATCGAACAAGCGTTCGAGGAGACAGATGATGATGGAACTACTCGTATGGAGCCTATTAGCTTTGACTATAGGGTCAGTAATTTATGCAATTTTAAGTGTCGTATGTGTGGTGAACCTCTTTCTTCAAGCTGGGAAGCAGAAAAGAAAAAGCACGGTCTCTGGAGTCCAGAAAACCAACCTTTCATGGTCCCCGAAAATAAAAAGATCATTGAGAAATTCCAAAAAGAAGTTGTAGAAGAAGAATTTTGGGATGCCATCTGTCGAGGTATTGTAGAGGAAATTTATTGGGTCGGCGGTGAACCATTGATGTATGATATTCACTGGCGTGCAATGGATCGTTTATCGCAAGACGACAATCTTAAAAAAGTACATTTACGTTATAACAGTAACTTAAGCAGAGTAAGATTTAATAATCACTATTTGTATGATTGGTTACCACAAGCCAAGGACTGGACTATGTGCGCTAGTATTGATGGTACTGGTACTATTGGTGAATTTATCCGTACTGGGTTAAAGTGGAATGAATGGGATCGTAACTTCCGTGAAGGTGTAGCACTACCAGGAGGTAAAGATCGTATGCTCATGGATCTTACATTAACTGGCCCAGGTATGTTTGATTTAAAAACTTTCTTTAATTATGCATTAGAATTAGATGTTAAAATTGAAACTAAACGTATGTTTGCATTTCATTCCGACATTGTGTTTAGTCCTATGGCTTGGCCGAGACACATTTTAGATCGTATCATTAAAGAAAATTTAGATTATATTGTACCACGTGCTACACATAAACAACAAACACTAATACGTGAACTAGAGAATATGTTAGTAACACCTACGTTCCAAGAACAGTGGCCAGATCAAGCTGAAGCCAGTTTCTTCAAAGGACGCAACTGGCAGGATAAGATTGCTGATATTCGTCCAGAACAGCCTTTACGCATCGAAGACATATACAAAGCCGACAACGAACTATACGATTGGTGGATGAGAAAGCCAAATACTTGATAATCAAGTAAAATTACCTGATAAATATGTAGGTACAGTTAAAACTGTACTTAACAACTTAGGAGAAGAAAATGGCCTCAATCGGATTTATCGGAGTTGGCAAGCTAGGACAAGCCTGCGCCGAGATGGTCGCTGAAGTCCATGATGTTGTTGGATATGATATTTCACCACGCGAGCCAGAGAACTTTAAAATGGTTCCTACACTCGCTGATGCAGTACGCGGTCAAGATATTGTGTTTATCGCAGTTGAAACACCGCACGATCCAAAATATGATGGCAAAGCACCAACCAGTCATTTACCTAACAAAGACTTTGATTACACTGTAGTCAAGAACGTTCTGCGTGAAGTAAATGCGGTTGCAACACCGTCTCAGTTAATTGTTCTAATCTCAACTGTACTACCAGGTACAGTTCGTAGTCAGTTACAACCATTAATAACTAATGCACGTTTCATTTATAATCCATACTTAATTGCTATGGGTACTGTTAAGTGGGACATGGTTAACCCAGAAATGGTTATGATTGGTACAGAGGATGGCAGCGAAACTGGTGATGCAAAAGAACTTGTAGACTTCTACAAGACCATTATGCAGAACAGCCCACGTTACATTGTAGGTACTTGGGAAGAAACAGAATGTATCAAAGTATTCTATAATACATTCATTAGTGCTAAAGTAAGCCTAGTAAACATGATTCAGGACGTAGCTGAAAAGCTAGGTCATGTTAATGCTGAAGTAGTTTGCGATGCACTAGCAACAAGCGACAGACGCATTATGGGACCAGGTTACATGAAGCCTGGCATGGGCGATGGCGGTGCATGTCACCCACGCGATAATATTGCTCTACGCTTTCTAGCAGAGCGCCTAGACTTAGGCTATGACTTATTTGATGCTGTAATGCGTTCACGTGAAGTACAAGCAGAAAACATGGCTAAAAAGTTAGTTGAACTTGCATCCGGCAAGCCTGTAGTTATTGTAGGTAAAGCATATAAGCCATTAGTGCCATATGATGCCGGTAGTAGCAGTATGTTGGTTGGGCATTATGTAGAACAACTTGGTGCTAAACTTTATTACTTAGACGAAGTAATGGGAGAAGTACCGCCAGCTGATGTTCTATCTAGCCCAGCTGTTTACTTGCTAGCACACAATCCGCAGATTACTTACGGTGAACAGCTAGACTTTGTAAAAGGTTGGTATAATGATCACAGAGTTACAGGTGCAGATGAAGCATTAACAGTAGCAACAGCTAATGGTACTACCCTTAGCTTTGCCGAAGGAAGTGTTGTAGTTGATCCGTGGCGTAAAACACCTGATTTAACTGGTGTAGAAGTAGTTCATTACGGCAATACTAGGTAATGTTATTGCAAAAAACAATAACAGGTAAAATGGAAGTTAGGGGAGTTCATTCTCCTCTAACTTCTTACTATATAACTATTCATGGCGGGTTCCCTTTATCATCTAACGACAATAAACTTTTTAAAATTAAACAAGTTTTTGAAAAAGCCGCATTAGAAAATAAAGATAAACAACTCATAATAGATTGTGTAGAAGAGCCTATGTTGTTTGGTTCTCGCGATAAAAGTAAATTATGGTTTGATATATTACATGACCTATCTAAACATTTTCAAATTCCCGAAGAAAATATTGTTTTTTTAACATCAAACATTTATAGTACTGACAGCTACAATAAATGGTGTAACAAAAATCTAATAGATAAAAAAATAAAAGTATACAATCAACCTAAGAGTCTTTGGTTAGAGCGATTATTTTTAAATGGTTGTAGCTATTTAGAAAAAGAAGAAACTAAGCATGTAAGTATGTTTGTAGGTAGACCTACACTACATAGAAATTTTGTGTTACAATGGTATTTAAAAAATATTGTTAATACACCAAGAATAGAAAAGATGATAACATCGTTTTTTTACGAAAATTTTGATGTACCCGACGATTGGAATTTAACTAACGAACAAAAAAATTACTTTAATTCGTTAACAAAAAATGTTGAGAACATTGTTAGGACTTCAAATATATGGCTTGGCGAAACTGACGAATTTAAAAATTCTTTTTCTTCGTGTTTATTTAATTTTAATATTGACTATCATGAAGCAGAGGATTTTTATAGTTTTGAAGATTATAAAGAATTTAAAAATAAGAATGATTGGTGGAAAGAAGATGTGTTATCCGAAAAACTTTTTAGATCAATAATATATAAAAGACCTTTTATTAGGTTTGGCATGCCAAACGGATTAAAAGTTTTACGGTCATGGGGCTTCAAAACATTTGATGGTATTTTATTTGATGAAAGCTATGATGATATAGACGACAGTTTTGAAAGAATAGATCATATTTTAAATCAAGTAACAACATACTTAGATATGCCTTTTAACAGTTTAAAAGAAAAAGTTTATAGTGAAGAAGTTCAAGAAGTTTTAGATCATAACTATAACCTAGCATATAAGATTTATAACGAAAAAGAGGAAGTAGTAAATGTCTGAACCTAGATATTGCAGTTTGCTTTGGAAGCACATGAGTAACGAACCAGGTGGATTTGTTAGAACATGTTGTATTGCACAACAACGTGTAACAAAGCCTAATGGAGAATTTTATACACTTGGTGAAACTAGTGTTCGTGACATCTTCCACAGTGAATTTTATAAAAATGTCCGCCAAGAAATTAGAGAAGGTGGTTTACCAAAAAACTGTAAGCATTGTTGGCAAGACGAAGCTAATGGTAAACAGTCTAAACGTGAAATTTATAACGAGTATGCTAAATGGCGCTACGAAGAAATAGACTATTCTCAAGAACCAGAAATGCCGCAAGACTTCCAACTTATTTTAGGAACAACTTGTAATATTAAATGCAGAACGTGTAATCCTAACTATAGCAGTAAGTGGGTTAAAGAGTCTGAAGATAGAGGTCTGCCCTATCTAAAAGAAACAGTTGCTATTCAAATGGACGACATGGAAAATGCAAAGTTTTGGACTGAGATGGATGACTGGATCAAGGATATTAAGTATCTAGAAATTATGGGCGGCGAGCCGCTGTATATGAAAGAGTTTAAATCATTTGCTGAAAAACTTATTGAACGTGATCTTGCAAAAGATATTGCTCTTAACTTTAGCACTAACGGAACACAATTACACACTGACTTGGTAGGTAAACTTATTAAGAACTTTAAGGATGTTGGTTTCGGTATTAGTGTTGATGCTGCCAGTAAAGAAAGATTTGAATATTTAAGACATGGTGCTGATTGGGATGTAGTAAGTAAAAATTTAGACCATTTCCATACATTACATACTAACAAAGAAATTTATGTAAGTATTACATGTACGGTATCAGCAATGAATGTGATGTACTTAAAAGAATATGTAGAAGTATTTGCTGAACGTTGGCCTAATTTTGAAATTTTCTTTAATATGGTTCATTTCCCCAGCTGGTTTAATAGTAATGTGTTTGAGGAATTTGTAAAAACCAAAGTAGTTGCGCCTTTACAAAACATGACTTTTCCTAATGCTTCCGTTGAAGGGCAAATCAAAGGTATTATTAATCATGTACTAACACCACTGGAGCAAGTAGTAATACCCATGCGTGATTGGAGCGATGTTCCTGATCCTAATATTACTGTTGAAACAGAAATGGCTGTTAGACGTAGAATGTTTATGCAACAACTGGTTGCAGGTGATAGATATAGAGGCGAAGATTTTAGAAAAGTATTTCCTGAACTGTATGAAATAATCAAACCATATTTTGATTATGATTTTCACTACGCTAAAGCTGTAGAAGATCCACGTTACGGCGCTGTAGCGAAAGGCGCATTTATATGAGTAATACATTCTGTCCACTACCGTGGATTCATTTAGGTACACACCCGCATGGTGGTGTTACACCTTGCTGTATCAGCGATCACACAGCAGGTAAAAATCGTGCTAGAAATTTTGGCCCAGATGGAGATCAATTCTTTACATTAAATAATCACGATATTAACACCCACATGAACAGTGATTACTTTAAGCAAATAAGGCAACAAATGTTAAATGGTGAAAAACCTGTTGCATGTATGAGGTGTTATGATGAAGAAGATAAAAAAATTGTTAGCAAAAGAAAACATGAAATGGGCCAGTATCCTCATCGAGACCTTACTTGGGCTAGCAGCATTACTGACACTAACGGTGGCATTCCTCTTGACCTTCGTTTTGTCGAGCTCCGTCTTGGTAATGTATGCAATGTTCGCTGTCGTACTTGCAATCCAGCAAGTAGCAGTCAGTGGCGCCGAGATTATCAAGAATTGGTGGAAAAATTAGAGTTTGTAAACGACGGATATAGTTGGCTAGATCATAAAAACGATTTTAAATGGCCTGAGGATGAAAGCTTCTATGAAGATTTGTACAATAGTGCGCCTAACATGGAAGTATTGTATATCAATGGAGGCGAACCAACACTTATTAAAGCACATTGGAAGTATCTACGTAAGTTAGTAGACGGTGGCCGTAGTAAAAATATTACATTGTGGTATAACATTAATATGACTAACTTACCCGAACAGGCTATTCCTTTATGGAAAGAATTCAAAGAGACTCGTGTATGCCCGAGCATCGACGATTTGCATGTACGTAATCATTATATACGTTTTCCAACATACTGGGCTGATGTTAGAGATAATCTTAATAGACTTATGGAAACAGATTTAACTATACGCATCACACAAACTGTTAGTGCTTATAATTTTGCTTACTTGGAAGAATTTTTAGATTGGGCTCCTGTACCAGTAGATATGAATTTTGTATATGATCCTGACTTTTTAAGTCCTGCGGTTCTACCTCCGGAGGTAAGAAAAGAAATTATTCACAAATATAGAGTTGGTAAGTACGGTAATGGCGTACATTTTTCAAATATTACAGGTTTATTTGAAAACGATGACTGGGATTCAAATAAATGGGAACAGTTTTGTCGCTACAATGATCAACTAGATAAGCAACGTCAACACCCAGCTAGTTTAACTTGGCGTGCTGTGTTCCCTGAACTAATAGAAATGATAGAGAAGTATGGATACAACCACACATATTGAAAAGTTTTATCATCCTAGTTATCTAGATCCTAATAAAAATCTAGAAATTACTAAGACAAAAACTATCTGTCATGCAGATATTGTACACCTTAACGACCAGTACGATGCACTATATGATAGCCTAACAAATAAAAGTAATTCATTTAACATCATAGATTATCAAAGTATCTCCGAATTTGATATTAGTCTTTATACAAAATATGCGCTTTCTTGCCTTCCTAAGAAAGAAAATATTATTGTTGGTTATACAACCGAAGCATTAAACTCAACATATTGGAACATTGTGTTTGATATGTTGCAGAGCGATGGTTATAAAAATATTTTATGGATTGATGGCGCCCTCACTAAAGGCCCTGTCCTTAGACACCTAGAAAAATTAAAAATAACACACTTTACTGCACCAACATTTTTTAAATCTCTTTTTAGACCTTTAGTGGTAGATAAAATTCCAACTGCTGGCGACATAGGTTGTAAAAATAAACATTTTGTTAGCTTAGGTAGATTAGTTAGACAAGAACGTATCTATTTTACTAACAAAATTTTAAATGAGGCCGACTTATTAAATAAGGGTATAGTAACTTGTGGTTGGGGCAATGACACATTAAATGTTTGGAAAGATCCGAACAGCATAAATTATTTAAAATTAATGCTTAGTGACGACGAGCTTGCTAAATTTCCTGTATCTGTTAATCACGCAGACAATGATCAACATCATTTTTTCAAAGAATTTGAATCAGCAATTTTTAATGTTGTTCAAGAGTCGTCTGTTGGTAGTGATGTTAGAAGTCATGTTAAATATTATAGTCCTGTGCCATATAATTGGCAAACAGTTTCGTCTGATAGAGTATTTTTTACAGAAAAAACTGCTAAAGCATTTTTAATGAATCAAATTCCTTTATTCATCGCTGCACCAGGAATGGTACAAGTGCTACGAGAGCTAGGTTTTGATATGTTTGACGATATAGTGAATCATAATTATGATAAAGAAGATAACATTTATAAACGATGTGATTTAGTGTTTGATGAATTAAAACGTTTAGTAAATATGTATACAATAAACGGTTGGTGTGAGATATTAAAACAAAGAAATATGTCTGTGAGATTAGCAAATAATTTTTATAGAGTAAAAACACTAGCACAATCAAATGATATAGAAGCTTGGGTAGATAGTAATTTTTAAAATGAACATAGATGATCATAAGAATAGTAAGACCATGTGTATATTGCCATGGATTCACATGCACCCATGGCCCAATGGCAAAACTATGCTGTGCTGTGACAGCCCTTGGGAAACAAACATAGGCGATTTGCGAGAGAACAGCTTACGCGAAGTATGGAACAGTCCTGCTATGCGTCAGGTTCGCCTTAACATGCTACAGGGCAAAAGTTGCAAAGAGTGTGTTCGCTGTTACGAAAAGGAAAAGTATGGTCACGACAGCTTACGTGTTCGCAGTAACAAAGACTGGTTAGAGCCGCATTGGGATAAAGTTGCAAAAACTAATCCTGATGGCAGCTTAGATGACCTGCATATTGTATACTTAGACTTCCGCTTCAGTAACGTATGTAACCTACGCTGTCGCTACTGCGGCCCAGAACTAAGCAGTAACTGGTTTCAAGATGCTGTAAAGAGCAGTTTTAACCAAACACCCACAGAAAGCGTAATTCAAATCCGTAAAGACGTCGAAGGCTTTATGGAAGAGTTCGAAACTATGCTACCACATATCGAACAAATATATTGGGCTGGTGGCGAACCTATTATTATGGACGAACACTGGCACATTATGAATCGTCTTGTTGAGTTAGGCAAGACAGATATCCGAATATTCTACAATACAAACTTTACAAAACTTAAATATAAGCAACATAATGTCATTGACTTGTGGAAAAACTTTAAGCATATTAGTGTTGGTGCTAGTTTAGATGCAGAAGGTGCTCGAGGAGAGTATCAACGTAAAGGCACAATATGGAATGATGTTATTGCTAACATAGAAGAACTTAGAACAAGAGCACCTGAAATAGATTTTTATGTTAGTTCTACAGTTAGCGCATACAATGCATGGCATATTACAGACTTTCATCGTAGTTGGGTAGAAAAAGGTTACATCAAAGCAGGTGATTGGTATGTTAATGTACTGTTAAATAATCCACGTTTTCGTATGAGTGTATTGCCACAAAGTTTAAAAGAAGAAATAAAATATAAATGGAATAAACATTTGCGTTGGTTAGAACCGCAGGATCACATTGGTAGAGCTACAGAAGGCTACCGCAGTGCTATGAAATTTTTAGATGATGACCATACCCATTTATTAGAAGAATTTAAAAAATTTAATGCAGAATTTGACGACCTAAGAGGCGATAACTTTGCAGAAACATTCCCGGAGTTAAAGAACATATGAGCAAACATTTTTGTCCAATGCCTTTCGTAAACATTGAAGCACGTACTGATGGACACATGAGTGTTTGCTGTCAAATGGACGAATTGATTAAAGGCCCTGATGGTAAGAAACTAAATCTTGCAGAGAATACACTAAGCGACGGATGGAACAGTGAGTGGCTTGATAAGTTAAGGCAGGATTTCTTAAATGGTGAAAAGCCAGCCTCTTGTTATAGTTGTTGGACTGCTGAAGACGCTGGCGTGCATAGTAAGCGTCAACGTGCGCTAAAAGACTTTCCAGATGCATTAAAAAATGCACAGGAAGCTAAAGAGTTACAAAAGCCTATTGCTATGGATCTAAAGCTAGGAAATATATGTAACAATAGATGTAGAATTTGCAACAGCTTTGCTAGTAGCTTGTGGGTACCTGAAGAAAAGAAACGCGACGGCGAAGGCAATCGTTTTTGGGATCAGATGCGAGTAGCAGGCCGTTGGCCAGAGCGCAATCCTGCTTTCTGGGAGGATTTTAAAGAGATTAGTACTGACTTAGAAGTACTAGAATTTTATGGTGGCGAGCCATTACTAATTACCGACCACTATGACATTTTACAAAACTTAGTTGATACTGGCCGCAGTAAAGACATTACACTAAACTATAATACGAACGGCAGCATTTATCCTGAACGAGGTGTTGAATTGTGGCCACACTTTAAACGTGTTATGGTAAGTTTTAGTATTGACGGCATTGGTTCTCATTTTGAATACATAAGAAATCCTACTAAGTGGGATCAGGTTAGAGATAACTTAAGAAAGTTGTTAGATCAAAAAATTCCTGTACTATTTCCTGACATATGTTATACTGTTAGTATATTCAACATATTCTATCTAGATGAAATTATTGCTTGGCGAGATAAAGAGTTTCCTGATACACCTATATACTTTAATCATGTGTATACACCAGAACATTTAAGTTGTAAAGTATTGCCTAAGCGTGTTAAGATGAAAGTATTTGAAAAATTTGCTAACAATACACATCCAGATATTGTTAGCTCAGTTAAATATTGCACTGATGTAGATTATGATACATCAAAAATGCACATTTTCTATAAGCATACAATGTTTAGTGATCAATACAGGGACGAAAAGTTTAAGGACACTTTCCCTGAATTTTATAAAATCCTAAAAGAGCATGGTAATGCACCAGAGGAATTTTAATGGAATATAGTAAAACATTTTGTCCTTATCCATGGATACATGTAATGACTCAGCCTACTGGAACAGTAAGCTGGTGCTGTGTTGCTCGCGACAACTTTAAAAACGACGACGGTACTATGTTCGACCTTAACAAAGGTGATCGTATTGAAAGTGTGTGGAACAATAATCACATGCGTAAGATACGCAAACAAATGATTGAAGGCGAAACAGTTAAGGGTTGCGAACATTGCTACGATTTAGAAAAGATGGGCTTCCCTAGCTATCGCACTAACTATATTCGAGACTGGTTTGAATACAGTGGACACGGCGAAAGCATTATGCAACGCATTGAGCGCAGTATTGACAACGACTATGTAGTAGAGGAAGCACCAATGTATTTGGACTTCCGTTTAGGTAACTTATGTAACCTAAAGTGCCGTATGTGTCAACCACAAAACAGTAGTCAGATACAAAAAGAATACAAACGTATCGAAGAAATTGATCCTATGTCGGGACAGTTTATTAAAGATCATTTTACTTGGGGTCAATTTGCTGATCACATTACTCCTTGGCAAGATGATCCTGAATTTTTGCGTCAGGTCGAAGAATGGCTACCGGGTGTTAATAAGTTATATTTCACTGGAGGCGAACCTACGCTAATTGAACGTACATACTGGATCTTAGAAAAATGCGTTGAACTAGGTATTGCTAAAAATATTGAATTAGTTTTTAATAGCAATATGACTAATATTAAGCCTCGCTTTATTAATCTTGTAGAGCAATTTAAGAAAGTGTTGATGTGCTTTAGTGTAGATGCATATGGAGAATTAAACGAATATATTCGTGGTGCTAGCCACTGGACACAAACAGACGAAAACGTTCGTCGCTACTGTGCTAGTAAAGTAGTAGGTAGCCTACTGTTTAGTCCTGTTATTCAAATATATAACATCTTAGACATAACCAAATTACTAGACTATTGTGAAACATTAGAGCAAGAGTATAACAGAGAAATACATTTAACATTTTTAATTTGTGACTATCCTCGCAGTTTAGATTTTAGAAATTTACCTGATAGTGTCCGTGCAGTAGCAGTAGAACGATTAGAAGCATGGATTCCTACAAGTAAAATTTTAGTTAAACGAGAAAATAATCTACAAGCTATCAATGCTCTTATTAAAGCACTTAAAGAAAATCGTCACGATGATTGGGAAAAACAGTTAGCTATTTTTAAGAAGTATACCAGCCTGCTTGATCGACAGCGTAATGAAAGTATGAGCAATGCCATTCCTGAGCTGTGGAATTTAATGTATGACAAATAAAGTATTGCTTGCTAACGGTTGTAGTCATGTTGCAGGATCTGAATCGTCTATAAGTTTTGTTCAACCGCTTGCAGAAAAACTAGGCATGAAATCTGTTAACTTAGCTATGCCCGGCGGCGGCAACGACCGTATTCTAAGAACAACAATTAACTATTGTTTAAATAATCCTGTTGATTTTGTTGTTATTGGCTGGACTACATACGAAAGACAAGAAGTTATTTTTAACGAAGAATGGCATCATTTTGGACTGGGTAGACAAGTACCTGATAACATTAACAATAAAGAACAGCTTCAAAAATTATTTGATTTTATGAGTCTTTATTGTTGTAATTGGAACACATTAGGACTAGAAAGAACGCTGATCAATCAACTTGCATTAAAATCGTTCCTTGAAAACAAGGGTATAGACTATTTGTTTTTTAATGCATGGAATAAATTTTATGAAGATGTCCAGCATCCAGCATTTAATGAATTATTCAACGATAAGTATTATAAGCCGTTCAATGCTATATTTGAGGATTACGAAGAACTGATGCCTGATCATTACAGCGAACTACATCATGGTAATGAGCAGGTACACAATTCAATCGCAGAGGAATTATATGAACAAGCCATTAGATCAAGAAAATAAAAAAGAGCAAAACGAAAAAGACGCTCCTGAGTTAGAGCTAACTGCTGAAGAAGAGGAGCAGTTAAAAAAGAAGTTAGAAGAACTTCGCAAAATGGATCCTTTCATTTACAGGTAAGATATGAGAATTCTTGGCATCAGCAGTATGTTTCATGATGCTAGCGTTACTGTAGTAGATGACGGTAAGATAGTTTTTGCCGCACACGCAGAACGTTACAGCAAAATTAAAAACGATAGATTCTTAAATCGTAAACTTGTGGCTGAAGCTCTTACATATGGCAAGCCCGACTACGTTGTTTATCATGAAAATGCAACATTAAAACAACTTCGTTTAATGCGAGCAGGTAACTGGAGTGCAGTTAAAGAACCTACTCAGCAGGGCTGGGTTGCAAACTTTTATCCTGAACTAAGTAACATTCCCTCTAAACAATACATGCATCACGAAACGCATGCCGCAGCCGGCGTGCTTACCAGCGACTTTAACGAATGTGCTGTTATTGTTCTAGATGCTATCGGCGAGTTTGATACATCAAGTATTTGGCATTGGGAATCAGGTAAACTAAAAAAGAAACATAGCACATGGTTTCCGAGCAGCTTAGGTCTATTTTACAGTGCGGCAACACATCTTGTAGGATTAAAACCCAACGAAGATGAATATATTCTTATGGGTATGTCGGCATACGGCGAACCTATGTTTAAAAAATATATGGAAGAAGAACTTTTTAAAAAATCTTCTAATCCTATAGCAATGAAAGTTAATCTACAACGTGGCTTTGAGAAAGACTTTATTATTCGTACAGGCGACAAAGACGAATCAGGTCACTATCAAACTGATTACGATATTGCTGCCAGTGCTCAATCTATTGTAGAACAACGAATTTTTCAATATGCACTAAAGGCACAACAAATAACCGGCAGCAAAAATTTAGTTTTTATGGGCGGAGTCGCTCTCAACTGTGTTGCAAACAGACACTTATTCAAGTTATATGATAATGTACATATTATGCCTAACCCCGGTGATGCTGGCAGTAGCTTAGGCGCTGCCGCACTACATTACTATAACTTAACCTCTAAAAGAGTAGAATGGCAGGGTCCATATCTAGGGTTTAATATCCCTGGTGCCTACCCTGTAAAGAAAGCACTACAATCATTAGAGCGTGGTGAGATCTTTGGGATAGCAAATGGGCGAGCTGAGTATGGTCCTCGAGCACTCGGGAACCGGAGTCTGCTAGCTGATCCACGAGGAGGTGACATTAAAAACAAGATGAACGCAATTAAAAAGCGTCAAAAGTTTCGCCCATTTGCTCCCGTTATTTTAGAAGAACATTGCGACGAATATTTTGAAATGCCTGTTAACGGATTAACAAGTCCTTATATGCAATTTGTTGCTAAGTGTAAAAAGCCAGAAGAGTTTCCTGCAATTATACATGCTGATGGCACTAGTCGTGTACAAACAGTAAACAAAAATCAGCATCCTGGACTTTATAAATTACTTAAGGCATTTCATAAAAAGACAGGCTGTCCTATGTTAGTTAATACTAGCTTAAATATTAAAGGTCAGCCAATTGTTAACGATGAAAACGATGCTAAAGAATTTGAAAAATACTATGGAGTAAAGGTTCATACAAGTGATGGACAAGATTGATAAGGCACAACTTATTTTAGAAGGCCGATGCGTAGAATGTAAAGAACTTTTACCTAAGCATACTAAAGATTGTAGTCAGCATCCTTGGAGAACTGTACTTAGTGCGCTAAACAAATTAAAATCACAACAGATTAAAAAAACAGAGAAAAAATAAAGTGTTTGATATATTCTACATAGGTGAAAATAAAAAACTAAAAGATGTTTTGCCTTTTGCAAAGCAAGTAGAATCTTACGAACAAATTTCATCCAAAACAAAAATGTATTGGGTTGTTGAACCAAACATTGAAGTTGTTGATACACAAGTATTTGAATTTAGACCACCAGACCATGACCAAGTATATGAACACATTTGGAAATGGAACAGTAACAATTATGGCGGTGTAAAATTATTACCTCGCACTACACCGCTCGGAACAAAACAAGTTAATCATATTGTATGCCGTAAAGCATTTGATATAGTATATACAACAACACCAGAAGATTATTTTGATGTTCATCCATATGCTAGTCATGTGTGGTGTGTAGATCCTGAATATAAGTTAAACAATGATATTGACTGGGCTCCAGATAATTTTGAGCCTACTTTTATTCATAGCTTTCATTTACGCGGACAGTTAGAACATAAGTATCCTGAGCGAGAAGGCGGTATCAAGCTATATCCTAATAATTGGGCTAGCGCACAAATAAAATATCATAGCTTCCTAGATGCAGGATTAGAGTATCCTGTATTATATGTAACTGATGTAAACAACTATGCACAGCGTGATAAATTTAAAGATGATTATGTTTGGCTTATAGATAATGATCATAGCATCGACACAAGTACATTAGACTGGGTCCCTAATCCTTTCGAACAAGATTACATACACTGCTTCCGTATGCCTTATCAGCTCACAGAAAAATATCCTCAAGCGATGGGTGGTATAAGATTAGTACCTAAGTGTTGGCAAAATGCTGAACTAAAAATACATCCTGCTTGTCCTATTGCTGATAAAGAATATGATATATTCTTTATAGACAGCGACGAATTCAATGTAGAAACATATAATGAATATGCAGAACGCAGTAAAACTGATTGGTTTTGGATAGTAGACAGAGATTTTACATTTAACGGTAAGCTCTATTATGTGCCTGCGACACACGAAGTTGAATATATACATGTGTTTAAAATACCTGGACATTTAGACGAACGTTATCCTGAATCAGTAAATGAACCTTGGGATATTCGCTGTGGCGGTGTACGACTTGTACATAAGAAATTTGATATGACTAAACACAAATATCAATTAGGAATTGTACCTGTTCGTTATGATATTTTTTATTCAACCGATATAAACAATTATGAAACTTATGCTAGAAAAAGTAGAACTAAAATGTTTTGGCTTGTTGACAGTGAGCACGAGTTAAATGATGTATTCAACTATGTCCCACACAAGTACGATCAAAAGTATATTCATATTTTTAAAATACCAGATCAATTACAACATAAGTATCCTTTAAGTGTTACTAATGTTAGCGATAATCGTTGCGGCGGTGCTAAACTAGTTCCTGTTAAATATAATAAAGACGACGCAAAATACATTTCGTCTTCTCCTACAGGAAACAAGCAGTACCCTATTCTTTATGTAGAAGATCCAAATGATTATAGAGTAGTAACACAAGACTGTTGGCTTATCGACAAAGAATATAAATTAGCTAGAGAAGTATCTTGGGTGCCACCTGATTTTCAACGCAATATGATACACAGCTTTCATTTAGGTGAACAACTAAAACACAAGTATCCTGAAAGCATGGGTGGTATTCGTTGGGTTCCTAAAACGTGGAACAATGTTGAACTTGTGATACATTTTATTAGCCCTTTTAAAGATTTAGAATTTGAAAAATTTAATAGTGAAGAATTGGGCCGAGAAAAATCTACTAATAACTGGTTTTGGGTCATAGATCCTAACGTTACTGTACTAGAAAATTTTGACTTTGACTTTATTCCTGAAACGTGGGATGAAGGAAAAACACATGTCTGGCAAAAATTAAATCCTGTTACAGGTCGTCAATATGATTATTCTGGCGTTATGCTATGTCCTAAAGTACCACAAGCTAAAGGAAGACCTAAGTACATTCGAGAACCTGCATGTACACAAAAAGAATTTCCTATTTTAAAACTGGATCCACAGCTCGATATTATTGAACAACTTACACACATAGACAGTACTGTAGAGAATTCTATGTATTGGGTTGTGGATCCTTTCACTAGAGTGCATCCCGATTTTAAGTTTGATTATTATCCTACACAATGGGACGAAAAGAACGTACACGTTTTTGCAGACGAAGATGGTAAGTATAGAAACATTAGATTGTATCCTAAAGGTACATTCTCGACCACACTTACAGATAAAGATGTAGCTAACAACAGCTTTAGTAATCTAAAACAAATAAATACTGTTGGTAGTCTGCGTCCTCAGTGGCCAGTGGTACATCTAAAAGATGTTACAAAATCAGAGTTGGTTACTGCTCTACAGGAATTTGCTAATCAGGAAGTTCCTTTCCTGTGGACTATTGATCCTGATGTTAGTGTTGAACAAAGTGTATTGGACGCAGGCTACCTACCAGACATTTTGAGCATTAATAAAATACATGTTTGGCAAAGACAGAATCCTCATACCCAAAAGGTTCATAGTTATGGTGGTCTCCGATTATGGCCTACCCAAAAAGACTATTCCCAATTAACCACAGATAGTATCCGATTAAATAAGCTAAAGGATATCCAATATGTTAAAGAATTGGGTAGTACCTATCAACCTTACGATATTGTGTTCTTATCATACAAAGAACAGGGTGCTACAAGCGCATATAAGCGTCTTACAGCACGTTTTAACGCTACCTGGGTCAAAGATATAGCAGGAATATTTAATGCACACAAAGAGGCTGCTAGAAGCGTTAAAAGCAAGATGTTTTGGGTAGTAGACGCCGATGCAGAAATTTTGGATACATTCGATTTTGGGTATATACCCGATGTATATGACCAAGAAGTAGTACACGTTTGGGCAAGCCGTAACCCAGTAACTGGGCAAGAATATGGATACGGTGGTGTTAAGCTATTCAATCGTGAACAAGTAATCAATGCCACAAGCTGGGGACTAGACTTTACAACAGGACTAAGTACTAGGTTCAAAGCAATGCCTGAAGTGAGTTGTGTAACAAAGTTTAACAGCGATGAGTATAGCACATGGCGTAGCGCATTCCGTGAGTGTGTTAAGTTAGCACTAAAGGATGATGCTGATAGTCGAGAAAGATTAGAAGGTTGGTTGCATCCTGTACAAGACGCAGACTTTAGCAAAGAAGCAAAGCGTGGTGCCGAAGAAGGTCGTGCATATGCACAAGCTAACCGCAATGATGTAGAAGCATTAGCAAGGATAAATGATTATGAGTGGCTGCGAAATAGATACAATCAACATTAATACCTGGGCAAAAGTAGAAGCATACATTGACAGCGAAAGCAGTTTTGTTGCTATGCCTCCTAGTTACTTTGAACGAGCCATATACGGTGGTTATCCTAGAGATGCATTCAGCAAAGGTCAGTTGGCAAGCAAGAGTTGGTTATTAGAAAAACTATTCCGCAACATGGTATACACTCATGAGTATACAGTTGCACTGCTAGGTTGTTGGGTAGGCAGTATTGTACAGCCTTTGTTTAACATTGCTGATGTTAAGCGAGTATACGGCATTGATGTTGATGCTGGTGCAATTGAATTAGCAGAACGTTTCAATCAACGTTATGTACAAGATAGTTGGAAGTTCAAAGGTGTTGTTGCTGATGCAAGTACATTATGTACCAGTAACATGCTATTTGAAACTGGTGGTGAACTTATTCAGACCACACCCGATGTTGTTATTAATACCAGTTGTGAACACATGGACACACATTGGTTTGATACTGCTGACAGCAGTCAATTAATTGCTATGCAAACCAACGACAGCGAAGGCTACATTGGTCACATTAATACTTGCACAAGTATTGAAGAAATGTTTGCCAAGTACCCAATGCAGAAAAGGTTGTACGCAGGCATTATGAAAACACCTGCGTACACAAGATTCATGCAAATTGGTTTTAAGTAAACCTATTGTTTAACTTGAAAATATGAAGTTGTGCATTTGTCTGCGGCACAAGTAGTTCCGTAACCAATAAATCCATAGTTTAAATCAATTTTTATAGGAAAATATGTACCGTCACTTCCTGTAACTCTAGGAAAATTGTGTGAGTCGTACATTGTAAATTTTCCATAACCATTATTAAGCAGTACGTAAGTATACGTGTTACTATCAACTATGTCTAATCTACCGTCACCGTTGAAATCACGTAAGATGATTTGACCTTCACCGTTCCACAATGGTGTACCTGTTCCGTTGGCATACTTTTCAGGAGCCGGATGAACAGTATTAGTTACATCGCTAAATGTACCATCTTTATTATTTCTAAAAAACTGAAGTATTCTGCCTTCGTAATAGGGTGAGTGTTTAGTAGATGCTACTATAATATCAATCCACCCGTCTTCGTCAAAATCCATTACTTCAATATCGTTTGCATTACCATTATTGTTATAGAAGCTGGCAGGTAATGACATAATAGGACGGTTACGCCAATCATTTTTACCATCGTTATAGTAGACTGCTCCGGCACTGTTCTTACCTAATCCCCAAGTTTCAGTTGCTCTAGGATTGAACCAACCTACTACAACATCAGGATGACCGTCCTTGTCAAAATCAGCAATCGCCGTAGTTGTTGCCCACATTTTTTCCACATTACCTCCCCATAGGATACCCTTATTTGGATCGTTATGCGGCATGTACTGTCTTACTAACGGATGATCTTTGCCTACACCCATAATAGGAAAGTTTTGATTTAATGAAAACTTTCCAGTCCCATCATTAACTAATAAAGACCAAGGTACTGTAGCAATACATTCACTACAGCCATCGATTTTTGTTCCATCACCCCAAAATCCTTTCTCTGCGGTATGGATAGAAGGAATAAAAATGTCTATATGTTTATCACCGGTTGCATCTCCTGCATACTGGTCATGCGTAAACAACGCACCCATATGACTACTGCGAAAATAATCTGGAATATTGCTTAGTGTTTTATTATGTAGTACACCTTTGTCGCTAAGGTGTAAGGTCATAGAACCAAATATGTCATCCATGCCATCATTATTAAAGTCTGCAACAAGTGCATGTCTTGTAGAGCCGGTAGAATACCCGCAATTGCTGTTTTTATTTTTGGCTGTTAGTGCTTGTGGGCCAATACCACCTTGTCTAGTACAAGCGGTACCTGTTGCAAATACTGTAGTATTTGAAAGTTGAAAATGACCTCGTCCATCATTAATAAAAGCATGAACTAAGTCATTAGGAGATTGGTCCCTAGATCCGTGAATAGTTTCAAACAAATAGAAATCTTTGTAGCCGTCACGATTAATATCAGATTCAATAATTTGATATGGTCTATGATTCCATGGCCCAGGCGGTGCATATTCTTCGCCACACTCACTTCTAGGACAACCGTTGTTAAGACCTTTTACCGAGACTTCAAAAAAACCGTAATCTTCAATTTTATATTTGTATGTTTTTGCAAACTGATCCGATGACTTGAAGTCACCCAATCGATAGCTTACTGTAGTTTCGCCTGTTGGTAGCATAAGTGTATATGCAAAAGGTTCAAACTTATATCGATTGTCTAAGGCAGTAGTAGTAGTTGGTGTGTATACTTGTGGAGATGATACCAACACTGGGGGGGTTTCGCTGCCACCTCCTCCGCAAGAAGCGAGGAGTATTGACATTGCTACCAATGATACTAGATTACGAGTCATCAAAATACCGTACAGTTAATTGAACATATAACTATAATAACACAAAGTTATATATTGTCAACTAATTTGAATTTGGTAATTGGGAAAAAATTTCGTTTGCTTCAGATTCTAACTTATCTTTTACAGATAGTAAATCGATAACAATTTCGACTGTTTTAATTGGATGTTCTGTTTTGAAACGACTCATTGTTTTAAACAGATTGTTATATTTTATACCTTTTGTATAAAAATTTTCAGGCATTAAAAACCTGTTATCTTGCTCATCGATAACGAATACTCTGTAAATAAATTCTTCTGGAACACCTTCAGGGTCAATTGAAGAAATTAAATTTTTGATATATTCGTTATCGATTTTATTGCTTGATCTACCTAAAATTACAACGCTAGGTGCATGAGACACGCATATAATCCTATTAAAAACTTATTGTTATTATTTATCTAACTTTCTTAGGACGACCTGGTGGTCTCAAAGACGGGTCAAGTCTAAACGCTTCTTGCTTTTTAGCTTCTGCTTCTGTAAGCATACGTTGACCATCTTCTTCCATAAGAGTAGCTTGTGCAAGAAGTGTTTTTGCAATACCTGATACATCGCTTTCAGCGTTAGTATCTGAAGTTGCTTCGGTTGTGCTTACTGGTTTGGTAGAGGTTTCGCCTAGATGCGAAGGATCATTAACTGGGGGAGTATAGCCTCCCTTTAGTTTACGAATTTCTGCATTAACTTGATCTAATGGTAGTGATTGGTTAGGCGCAGGTGTTAGTTGAACTAAACCAACCGGAACCTTCTGCAACTTCTTACCATAGTGAAGTGTGTTTAGCATATTGCTACCGTCAGTGAATTGACGTCTAAACAATACTTCGCTGATATCGTTTGCTTGCTGTGCTTCAGAACTTTGAATAACATTCATCAAGTCGTCGTGTTGTCTGCTTTCTAAGTTATCTGTTTGTACAATCAAGCAATTGTCTTGTTCACCTGGTAGTTCACGGAATACAACAATGCATGGTTTTTCGCCAAACTTACCAACGTGTTTCATTAACTGTGCCATAGTGTTACTCCTCGACAGCCTGTTTGGCTGCTTCTTCGTCGCGAGCTTTTTGCTGTTCTGCAATAAATGATAGGAACGCATTGAGCTTATCAAAAATTGCACCTACTTGTGTTAACTCTGCACCTCGGAAAGCACCGCGACTACTTGCAAGGTCAACAATCTGTAGTAGGACTTGAAGATCCTGCAGACTGATTGACTCGGGTACTGAATCAGCCTGAGTCTCTTGTACTTGTTCTGACATTTCTTTTACCTTTTGTTTTGCCATATAATAGACTCCTTGATTATGTGGTATATTATATGTATATTTAATTCTTAATAAATTTCTTCGTCAGAAAACTGGCGCAAAAAATTATCTACATTTTCTCTGTCTATCACATCTTCAAAATAGACTATAACTTTATTTTCATCAGCCCGTACATAGTATAGACCTTTAGCATGTGTATCCAAATAGTCATAGAGCTGTTCAAGGATATCTGTTGAGATACCAATTACTTTGCGACTATTTCTAACTAGGTGGACCATGAAATCGGTGCTACCTAATAGCTCAAACTCAATTTGATCTAACTTCCTAGACACTTTCATACTCCTTAAGCGGCCCTTGTATACGGGACTGTAATACCGAATGGTGCGGTTGGTGTATTGCCACCGTCACCACCATGCACAATAAACAGGCTGTCACAGTAGTTCTCATCACCCCAACTGTTCCAAGGATAACCATCTGTAAACATAATAAACTTCTTAGGAACAATACCTTGCTCCTTCATGTATTCAAAGTTTACGTCAAAGTCGGTACCGCCACCGCCACCAATTTCATACGTAAGTAGATCATTAGCAGTGTCAGCAGTAATTAGCACAGGGTTATGTACTGCGGTATCAAAACACCAAATATGAATCTTAAAATCATTGTACTGACTCATAATGCCGTGTACTTCGCTAAGGAAGTCTACTAGCATATCGTTGCTAATAGAACCTGACGTGTCAATAGCAATAGCAACATCAATAGTCTGTTCGCGATCCATACCTGGCAAGTAGAAGCCAGCATCTAAACCCTTGCGGCTTGGACGCATGTAAGTATAGTCGCTCTTAATAACACTTTGGATCTGCATTGGCAACAGTTCACGCCAGCTCAACTGTGGGTTAAGCAACTTGTCTACAAGACGCTTTACACCACCTGGCAAGTTACCGGCGCCTGCTGCCTTAGCACTCTGAATCACAGCATTCTGGAAGTCCTGCTTGATCTGATCCTTCTCTGCCTTAGTGTAACGCACAGGACCTTTAGATCCATCGTTACCCTCGCCTTCGCCCGTACCTTCGTCGTCGCCGTCATCATCACGGTAGATATGCTCATCAAATGCTTCTACTGTAATAACACGACCTTCGTTAACTGCCTTCTGGAATAGATCGTCATAAATCTCTTCTGACATCTTACCGCGATACTTCCAATCAAAGCAAATGTCAACGAGCTTAATCTGCTCACCAATCTTAGCTTCAACTAGGTCTGCGTTGATAACGTAATCGTTAGCAATGTTCCAAAGACGTGGATCACGATTGCCTAAACGCTTCTTATCCATGTGGTCGTAAACACAATGGAGAACTTCGTGACCCATGCCGAACACAACCTCATCAAACGCCATTGCGTCAACAAAGTTGCGGTTGTAATAAAAATAACGTCCGTCTGTGGCAAGTGTGGAAAGCCACTCTGTTGCGTCCTTAAAACGCAAACGAGTAGCTAGGTTGCCAAAAAACGGAGCACTAATTAGCATTTGAATACGAGCCTTAATGAGCACATCTTCTACTTGAGCAGAAGTTTTTTTGGTCTCTGGGATAGGCTTGTTAGTCTTGCTTTGACGCTTTGCTGTATCGGTACTCATCTGTTACTCCATCCTTCTTACTATACTTATATTATACACGAAATAGAGGGTTTGTCAACTGGAAAAACTACCTATTTTTCCGTTGTAAATCAACAACTTACATAAGGTGAACCCCCCGTTTCCGGGGGGTTCGTTAAGGATTGAGCTGTAGGTAGGGAGTAACAAGGTAGGATGGCTCAACCCTATCTTCCTCAAGCGATATACTTGGTATAACGCTCAGAGAAGATTTTGTAAAGTTCTTTATCCAAATCTGTGCGGATATTGAACTTAATTCCATAGTCTGTCATAATAGTTTTGAAAAACAACACTACCATTTCAGGTTCAAAGTTATCGTAGGAAAATGCTACGGCATTGTTGAAGCACTTCTTAAAGTCTCCACCAGTACCATTTTCCTTATAGAGCTGGTTGATCTCATATGTCATACCAACAACAAGACTGTACTTAGCGGAAATTTCTTGGCTCAACTTATTGTCCAACTTCTTAACCTTACCGGCAAGGATGTCTTCTGGCTTAGGCAAGTGGCTAGCAATACGGCGGTGTTCAACAAACTTACCCGCCATACCTTCACCAACAGCACCGGCAATTTCTGCCTTCTGTTCAAAAATTTCTGCACCTTCAAAACCTAGCGTAGAAAGGATCTCGCTAACGTATGACCACGAACGAGGAGTAGCAAATGCTTGGCTACTGGTCTTAGGATCGAAGTCAAACAAGTCCTGCTTGGCATAGGAAAGGTAACCAATAACGTCCGGGTGGATATCGTTATTAATAGCCCAACGTTGCCAGTCACCAAAGTCTACTGCCATGTTAATGTGACGGAAGCGGTTAGCCAACGGAGCAGGCATACGGAACGTAACACCGCGGTCAGTTTCACGGTTACCTGCGGCAATAATCTTAACGTTCTTAGGAAGAACATACTGGCCGATGCGGCGGTTAAGTACAAGCTGATATGCCGCGGCCTGCACACTAGGCGGAGCACTGTTAAGCTCGTCTAGGAACAGGATAATTGTATCGTATTGTGCGGCAAGTTCTTCGCTGGGAAGATCCTGCGGCGGAGACCAATCCATTGTATTAGTCTCTGGATTACGGAAGGGGTAGCCACGCAAGTCTGTGGGCTCAAGCAGAGCAAGACGAAGGTCAATTACTAGGGCATTACCTAGCGAGCCGCTAGCGGCGATACCTTGAACAAGTTCACTCTTACCAATACCGGGAGGACCCCAAATAAACAGAGGACGATTTGCAAGCATTGCACGAAGCGCAACACTCTTAACTTGACTGGGCTTTACAGTTAGTGTATCCATTGTAAGTTACTCCTTATTTCTATTACCTACATATTAATAATAGCATCTTTAGCACTATTGTCAACCACTTTTTTTAGGTATGTTCAATAATTTCGATGCCTGCGGCTTCAATGGCGCTTATGCAAACCGGACAAGGTTTAGCAAGAGCAGGTTGACCCTTACGATCCCAGCGTGACACAAAAATCTTGTGGGCCTTAGTAAGATCCTTACATTTTACAATAGCATGGATCTCTGCATGAAGAAATTGCCTGTCGGGCATACCGGCTAAGGCAGCATACTTCGCTTGTAGAGGATGAGTTTTTACATAACTGTTTTGTCCAATAGAAACAACTTTACCACGCTTATCGTAGATAATTGCAGTCATGTTTTGTTTTGAGGACATATATGCGTTACTTTTTCCTAACTACATATATGAGTATACGTTAAACATACCCGTTTGTCAACCACTTTTTTGTTGTTTTTTTGCTACAAAAAAGCTGTTGTAAATCAACAACTTACAGTGTTTTTAGCCAAAATTTCGCCAGCAATTTACTGGTTGTAGACCCATAGCAGTATGTTTTGGTTTTTTAAATGTTAGTAAAAAATCGCCTGCTATACTAATTCGACGTTTTTTGATAACGTCAACATCTGTTGTTTGTTTGTCGGCAGTATTAACCATCATAGGTGTAGTCATATGATCTAATCTTGCAGGAAATATAATTACCTTACCTTCTTTTGCTTCATACGCAACAGACATTGAATTAAAAAGATTGTATTTTTTTATTGGTAATTTTTTTTCATAATCATCTAGAAATAAACCTTTTGTTAAATCGTTTATGTAATCGGTAGGTGTTTGAAAAATTAGATTACCTGATTCGGGTGGTACATTTGCATAATACACAAATGATAAATGTGCATCACTGTGATTGTGCATAGGAATATTATTATTTTTAACACTTTGCCACCAACACTTAACTAAATTAAAATCCCATTCTTCTGGATCAAGTTCCATAGCAACCAAATATTGTTTTGCAAAATCGGTTATTTCCTTAAAGAAAAATTCAAGTTCAGGATTATGGTGGAAAAAAAGATCAGCATGTTCTCCATCTAGTCCTTCGGGATGAACATATTTTGACATATTATTGTAAAATGCAGTTTTGAATTGATCGTGTGTCTGGCTTTCAAAATCACATATCAATGTGGGGAACCAACCTTGAGCGTTCATTAAATACCTACTTTATAAAGTGTTTATAATGTTTATCCCAGTAGATTTGTTTTAATTCTTTTTCCTGGCCAAAGGCTTCCTTTTCCCAAGGTGTTTTACGATATGCTAAACGTCTACAATCATATGGACCACGTTGACCTCGCCAAATAAGGTTACGTTGATTTATTTCGCCCCTAATAAATTGTTTAGCATGTATGAGTTCGTGTGCTAATGTTTCTATTAGCTGGTCTCGACGTGTTCGTCGCTTTCTGTTTTTCTTGCCTTTAACAGCCCTAGCTAATTCTATTGTGACTTCGGATCTGGTCCCATAACACCATCCCCAATCTCCGTCTAAATAATCGACTACTTTAATTGTAATAGGTACTGTACGCTTTATTCTGTCCTTAAAAAAATGATACAGAATGTCCTTAGCGTACCGTTTCAAGTAGCGTTTGTGTTCCACCTTACCAACGATTGTTACTTCAAACATCACGCTCTCCTGTAAGTGTGCTTTTGGGTCTGTACTAATATTTATCAGGTTTTAAATGACTCGCTACCCACTTTGTTTGTTACCATATATTGCCAGTTACACACGGAACCTGCTTTTTTGCCTCTAATACGTGAAAACTCGTCATTTTGCCAATTTGCTTCTTGACTGGAAAGATCAATACTGTTATGTAGAAGATCAATGTATTTTAGCGTGTTTTCGTTGCAAAATTCATGTAGATATTTTAAAGCATACAATCCATGCATTTTAATGGTAGGATGCTGGTCTGTGCCTACATCATTAAATGTATAGAAGTCATTATCATTGAAGTTTTTCCTTGACCACTCTAACAAAGGTATATCAACATTAAACATAGCTTTAATTTGTTCAAAGTATGGAGTAATAAAACTGTGATTTGTAACATCTAACGGGCCAGTTTCTTCTGTGTTTTGAAAACTAATACCTGGCAAAAACTTATAAGCAACTTTTTTAGCGTCAAGTAATTGTTTAACAGATTTCATTGCGAGCCACATATTCATATAGCTTTGCTCCGGAGACCAAAATTGTTGTTGCCATTGTTCCGTATAAATGCCTTCATTAGAAGGTTGATATATAAAGCCTCGCGATTGCCAACGTAACTGATTATCCTGAGTATCTGCAATGAACGAATCATTTCTAAAAGGATTAGTAAACATAACAAGCACAGTATCATCTTCGGTAAAATCAAAAATACTGTTAGCTTCGTAAATAGTATGCTGGATAAACTGATTACCCATTCCCATTACACCAAAATTATAATAATCATCGAAGTTGGCACCGATTAAATCAGCCCAAGTAGGCCACGAATAATATGTTAAACTACAACCAAATGCAAAAAGTCTTTTCATACAACTATTTAATAGTTACAGATATTAAAGTCAAAAGAAAAGGCACGTTGCCGTGCCTTTTCAAACCTTTTGTTATTAGGAGAACTAAGGTTTAGTAGGTCTTAGAGACCCTGTGCGAGCGCACGATAACCGGCAGCAACAACTGCGCGGCTTGGTGTACCTAGACGATAGAAAGTCTTAGTACGACCCTTTGTATCAGTATGCTGGTTTGCATAGATTGCGAAACCCTTCATGCGAAGTGCTGATACAGTTGAACGAGCGTTACCTACACCAAACTGGCTTTCAATCTGAGCGGCGGTAAGACCACGTGAGTTAGCACGAAGTGCTTCGAGAACACGGTTCTCTTTAGTTACAGTATTTGTATTAGACATGTTATTGTCACCTCTTTTTAAAGTTATGTGCAGTCTGTTAGTCTGCAACATATATACATTATACACTAATGCAAGACAAAGTCAAGTCTTTTTTAAATTATTTTGAAGAAATTTTGGAGAGCAATAATGCTTCGTCAAGTTTATCCAAAACGTGCTGTAGTGCAATTGTTTCCTGATTGGAACCTGCTGTAATACATTGCTTTTGAATTGCCGCGCAACGATCAACAATAGATGTTAGAAGGTTGGTGTCAGTTGGTCCAAAAGAAGGACACCAATTTGAGTTGTTTAAATTAGCAAAACTAATTGTATCCTCATTGAACAAAGGCGGTATCCATTTATCAAAACCTGACATAGTAACTGACATACTATTTAGATTATAAGAGGGAGTGAAAGAACTCGAAAAGTCATTAATCTTTTGAGTCCTTTCCTTTGTAACACTACTCTTACGTTCTTTGGTAGGAAACTTTACAATGTTGTCATTGTCGTTCATAGATAGTCTTTCCAGCTAGGGTGACGCATATCAAAAGGTAGAGTCTTACGAATATTAGCTAATTCGTAATAACTAGGCTTGTACGGCTCACATATAGGTTTCATATGCATATCACTACCTTTTTTACTGTTGCAAGGACCGCATGCCGCGACAATGTTTTCCCAACATGTCTTACCGCCTCGGCTAATTGGTAACACGTGATCCATTGTTACTGTGTTTGTACCAACATGAGTTTCGCAATATTGGCATGTGAAGCGGTCACGTAGAGTAACATTGTACTTGCTGAAACGTGGGTACTTTTTATTCTTTACATAATCCTTAACCATCATTACGGCAGGCACACGAGTTTCCCAACTTGGACTGCGAACAATCCAGTCGTCATACCATTCGAGTACATGAACTCTGTCGAGCCACATATACTTGATAGCTTCTTGCCAGCCGACTGCGCTCAGCGGAAGAATGCTGATTGGCTGTGCGTCTTTGTTTAAAACCAATGTGTCCATAATAACTTAAATGCTTTCTACATACCTTTTTATACTGTTTCCGTTTAATCTAAACCAGGCCGCATCCTCTTCGCTGTAGAATACGATATAATTACTCCTAGTACCTAAATAATAAGGCCAACGCATGGATTTGTCAAGAGTTACGAAGACAAAATTATTAATTTCATCTTGAATGGGATACTTATAAAAGTCGAAATGTTTGGATAGAACTTTGTTGCCAAAATTCGTTAGACGAAGACCTTCAGGGCTTCCAGAAACTACGCGATAATTTGCAAAAACAGTTCTGAAGATTTCGTCCTTTGAGTAATTTGTAGGAAATAGATTGTTTGTTTGTAAAGAGTCTAATACATCTTTTTCAATTTTAGCTAACAGTTGTTCATGAAAACTAACTTGTGTTGCCATAAATCTAGCCTCATAGATATTTATTATTCTTTGTGCGTTAGTGCTAAAATATCCTGTTCATTGACAGCTTCACCATGGGTCATACGCACCACAACAAACTCTTTAGTTTGAAAAATTTTGTTTAATCTTTCAGCTAAATTAAATGCATGTCCTGGATTGCTAAAACTTACTTTTTTATATTTAGGTCCTGGGTAATTAACCAAAGTATGTATAATACGTAAGTTAATAGGTTTACCTAAATAAAACACGCTGTAAATAGCATCGGCAACAAGAACCTGCTCAGCTTTATAGGTAGTTTTATTCAATGCTTCTAGCAGCACTTCTGGCTTTGGTCTACTCATATGTGTGTCTCCTTACACATATTTATCATTTTAAGCCAATTAAAGTATCTGTTAATTAAAGCAAGTGTGCAAGCTCTAACTTAGTTTGTATTAGATCAGTTTGATCTTCAAACGTTATTATTAGTGTTTGATCTTTATACCAATCTGTCCTATGGTAGTCCATATTCTTATGTGGTTTAAAAGTCCAACCCCATCTACGATTTTCCGTTATTCGATCAATCATACCAATAACATGCATAGGAAGCGCATTAGTATTAGTATGCCATTGATATCTAAATATTGCGTTATACCCGCATCCTTCGCGCGAACTCGATTCAGTCTGCATCGCTAAAACTGCCGCCGTCTACGTCGAGCCCAATTTTATCAAATCTTGGTACAATTGGTTTGGGTTGTTCTTTAGGTAGCGCATTTAAAACACCAAGTAAAAACAAAACATCGAATGTTGCACTCTTTGTCTTAGATTTAGCAAGATTTTGCAAGTGCAAAATTAACTTTTCACGCTCTGTCATTCTTTCGCTTTTTCTTGTTTAATTCTTTTAGACGCTGACGCATTTCTATTTCTGTTTTATATGGGCCTTCGTATCCATATCTGAGCAGTGTTGCTAGTTTTGGACCGTGAGACTTTTTCCAACCTTTTTCAAACTGAATGCAATAATATCCGGCTGCATAGTAAATTCCTTTACCCTCTACTTTTGCATAGATAGGTAAGTCATCTCGGAAATCTGGGTGAGTAGAGTCGATAATAATAGGATTTTCGTGGTCTACTTCAAAACCTTTAATAAAAATCTTTTCGGAGGTCTGAGTAGGTACATTAACAATTTCGGTGAATAGTTTTAAATTTCCAAAATGTTCAACTACTGCATCTTGGTCGTTAAATTTTACTAATTCTTTACCAGTGATGTATGTGTAGTGTTCTTGTACATCTTTGTTAAGAATGCCTAGTTTGCTAGGCCCTTGGTGTACTAACCATGCTACATCTGATATTTGTTGTAGAACTGCTTTTTCGTGTGTCATAATGTTATCCATGTGTTGTTCTGTGATATTATTTATCACAGAGAAAATTCAACTCTTTTTACGTTAGCTAGTACAAAACTGCGCCAGCCATTTGCGTTCAAATCCCAAACACTAATAGTGTTATCGTTACGTTTTTTAGGTGTTTCGCCTTCAGCTAACACTTTAGGGCGCGATTCAATGGGAATATCAACCTCTTTTAACGTGCAAGTCATTACACGTTCTTCACCATCCTTTTTGGTAAATGTTACAGTCATAGGACCCATGTGTAGCATATCTCGTAACCAAGTTTTTCCTTGCTCGGTATCAAACGGGTGCTCTTCTTTAGTAATTACATTCATTTCATTTCATCCAGTATAATTAAATCAATTTGTTTTCCAACAAGTTTGTTAGTTACTTCTTCTCTTTCTGTGCTTACCCATGGAGGCAATTTTGATCCTGGTGCGGCAAACGGTCTGCGATAAACTATATCACCGTTGCGTTCAAATATCCAAGCATAGTCAGGCTCGCCGTGTTCTAAAATCCAAAACGCTTTTTCAGTTTCGGTCCATTTAGTTACGTCTGAATGCATTCTAACATCCAGCTATATAAATTATTATAAATTTTTTTTCTACCTTTCCAGTAAACACTCATATTATGTCTTCTAGATTGCATAGTCTTTTCATAGATATCTTCTAACAGTGACTGACTTGAAGTTATCTCCTCAACAACACTTAAAAATGAATCAAATCTATCTACATCGTTGGATATATTATCATAATCAGCTGGATAGTTAGTAAAGTCAAACCCATATCGTCCTAAATATGATGTAAGTGCTCGGGATGCATACCAACAAAAAAATCTTCCTGTGGCTAGAGGCTTTGCTGTTTTTTCAGTGAGAAAATTGTGATCGTTTTTTACAAAAGTTTCGGTAACAATATCAAAATGAGTATTTGTATATATTCTTTCTGGGATGACATGTGATATAGTACATTGTTGATTTTCTCTTTTCACTTGATTCATAGTATTGAGTTTTTCAACTTCAACATTTTGATTAATTAAGTTATGCTGTATATCTTCATCGTCTAAAAATGTTGAAGAATCGTTTTTAAATTGAGGATGGCCTAGGTAAGAGGAATAAATTTTATTATTGTCTTTTAGATATTTAAAACTTAGTGTTCGATAAGATTTTTTAGATCCTAACATTAAATTAAATACGTAAGGTTTTTCTCTATAAATTATATCCGGTCGAAAAGTAGATGGTACAAACAATGGGGATTTATAGAACCACGGAGAGTAAAAAGATTTACTATCTAGAGGTTTTACAGAAAGTGTATTGTCCTCAGAAAATAAAATATAGTAAACATTATACTTATTAAGCAATGTAAAAACATCATTTATATCTATATTAGAAAATTTACCAAAAATTTCTTCGCTTAGAAAAAAACATATATCTTGACGTTCGACAAAAGATTTTAGATTGTCTAACATACTTTCATCGTTATTTAACCACCACCAATTTATAATACCAACTCTTTTCAAAGGGTCGATATTTTGACATGACAATTGGCCAAGGGTTTGTGTAATAGCTGAATAAGGGTCGCCGTAGTGTTCGACTATCATGCATCTACCATTTTAGAATCAGTTATTCCTTTACCCAGTATTTCTGCAAACTCGGTTGGATTCTCACTAAGTCGTTGCATATTCCACTTTGAACAAAACTTCATAAAGTGAATACCGACTTGCCCTACATGAGGTTTATTGACGGCATCGCGTATAATAGTTCGACATGCTTCTTTAACGTCATCGGGTTGTGCAGTAAGATCAATGAGTATGCGATTACGGTCATAGTCATCGCGCACACGATGCTCTACATCCTCATGGTCAACCCAACGCTGTAGCATGAAGTTGTTGAAATTATATCCGCCACGTTCACGGTCTTCAAACGCTTCTGTAATACCAGTCTTGTTCTTAGTACCCTTTAGTCGTGCACCAGGAAACGCACTAAAGACGTTATCTGTAGGATCACCGCGTACACATTTCTCAAACAAAATAAACGCAGGGTCACCTACACTCTTAGGCTTGCCAGTCTTTTTATCAATCACAGCTTTACCAGTTTTAGCATTCGTGACACCTTCTAACGCAACAATCTCATCTGTAGTACCGTTATACTGTTTTACGTTATGTGCCAATAACTGGTAAAAATCACTGTCTGTGCTGACAATAATATGGTTATCATCTGGGTGTGTTTGTATCCATGTAGCAATAAGATCATCGGCTTCTGCGTTAGGGCAACGAATAACACTACAATTAGTCTTATCGTTAAAGTATTTAACAATGTCTTCGTATGCTTCAAAGAACAATGCATCGTCTTCAATTTCTCTAGGACTACGTTTATCTGCAATTACTTTACGGTTAGCTTTATACTGCGGATAAAAGTCCTTACGCCAGCTACGACCTTCGAGGCAGAACACGACGTGATCTCCATTAAAGTCTCGCCAAGCCTTCTTAACACTATTAAACATAATATGCATCGCCATGCCTACACGCATGTCAATGTCCTTGCCACCGCCTACATGCTTGGCACGGAAAAACATATTAAGTGTATCAACTAGAATATAATTAGCCATTTATCTCACCATTTAAAATATCATCTAACGGACTTGAAGTTAACTTAGTAGTTCTTGCCTTTTCTAAGTCTCTCTCTATGTCTATTTTAAGATACTTTCGATAATTTGTCAAGATATAATCTATCTCCGGAGAACTTAAATCGGAGATATGTTTATCAATAATTGGTTGCACCTCTGCCATGAGGTGTGCCAATTTAATCTTGGCTCTTTCTTGTGTACTGGACATCTTCTCGAGCCGCCTCTTCCAATCCAAAATCTAAATCTGCTTTTTCTTGCAGTAGTACAGTTTTGCATACACCGTTGAACCATTTGTTAACGATTTCTTCATCACTCATACCTTCAATGCCTGCTTCTTGTAGCATAACAATAAATTCTTCGTTCCAATCAAGTTCAAAGAATCCTTGAGTAACATTAGTTGGATTTACACCCATTTTAACTACATTAACCCAAGGTTCTTTTTTAATTGTTGCAACTGCTTTATCATAAGCATCTTGACTAATTTCTTCATGTTTGAGCTTAACTGCTAATTTAGCAATTTCTTTTTCTTCAGGTGTAGTAGCATTAATTTCTGCTAGTTTTTCCTCAAGTTCTTGCCCTTCGTGATAATATTCAGCTTCGGCAATTTCTCTAGTTTTTCCTTTTAGCCCCCAACTAGCAGGTAGCATCCAAAATGGTATTTTCATTTTTATGATTCCTCTATATCCCAAACAACAGATTTATCTGCTGTTCTTTCTTTTTTATCAAACACAAAAAGTTGCAATGTAAATCTTACATCATCCTTAACTTTTCGAACTTCGTGACTTGCACCCCTAATAAAATTTTCATAACATGCAATTACTGCATTGTTAACTTTAGGAGTAACAACATGCTCGTTATTGCTTTCGTCCCACCAAACAAACTCTCCGCCAACCGGCGCTGACAAAAATACTGTTAAGCTAAAAATACAATGATCTGTATGCTTAGGTATATATCCGCCTATAGGTAATTTTTGAACTGCAATATCGCAATCTTTTAACCAACTTTTTTTATAGCATGGTAATGTAGAATTATTATATAATTCATTGATAATTTCTAATCTATCTTTACCTAAAATATCGCATGTAAAACATTCTGGCGCTGTATTATTATTTGTTGCTTCCGAAGGCCATACATTGTAGCTACTTTTATCACCTGGTAGCAATTTAGCGTAAGACTCTATTATATTAAGAGTATTACTAGAAAATAAATTTTCAAAAACTTTATATTGTTTATTTTCCAATTGCATTACCATAAATGTGTACATGTACACGACTTGTATAGTTATACCCACGCTGTATTGCTTCGTCTGCAATCATGGCTTCTGTAATTTTGAGGCCTTCTAACGTACCACCAACACCCATAATCCATACTGGAAAGTTACAGCCTGCATCACGAAATATTTTCGTATTTTCTTCTACTTCCCGCCAGCTCTCCTTGCTACCATTTACAACAAACTTTAATTGTCCGTGCTTTGATACACGATCATATGAGGCAAGAACATCTGGCTTGATAGCCCTGTTGTGCTTCTCGCCTGCTGTACTCCAGAGTTTAGGACTTACGCTCCAGTACCAATCTCCACCATACTTCCAAAAGTATTCAGTGATAAACTGTTCTAATTCAGGTGTAAGTGGTTGTGTGCCATTAGTTTCAACTGTGATATTCTTAGGCATGTTAAGTCTACGACCAAACTCATTGAGAATAGCAATCATGCCTTCCTGAGACTTCTTAAGCATAGGCTCGCCACCAGTAAACACCATATGCGCCCATTGAGAACTCTTAGGATGTTGAAAGGTCCCGTTTGGTAATAGTGCTGTTAGATTATCAACAGTTTCTTCGACACTACGCTCTGTAATAAGGTGGCTGTAGCGTTTACTCCAAGTATAACTGCTATCGCATCCCTTTTCAAAAACAGGCAAATCCTCAACACGTTTGATATTGCTAATATCAACTGTTTCAAACGGCAATTCATATGTATCAGGATTTGTTGGATCGCATTGACCGAACCCGTTACACTGTAAATTGCAAAGGAAAAATCTTAGCCAAAGACTAGGAATACCTACATATTTTCCTTCGCCTTGAGCACTATAGAATAGTTCGCTGTATTTAATTGGTTTTTGCATGTTTCATTTGTCTCATTAAAGATTGATGATCTAACTGCTCAAGAATATGTGTAATGTTAGATGAATCGATGTTACCATATGAATCTCTAAAAGCATCTAATACAACACTATGCATACTCATAGGATCATTATCTGTACTATCCTTCAAATCTAGGACTGCTTCGATAATAATTAAGTTTAAAGAATAAGTAAACAGTTCTTGCAAACAGTCAGCTTCAAAAAATATACGGCCATAGTTTAATATACTGAAATACATTTTATCATTAATTTCAGTTGTCTCAATGCCGTAAATATCTGAGCCGTTGGGATCAGCAGTACAATTTAACTTAATTACAAATGGTGTTTTGTCTGTTAGATCAACATATGTGTCAAGGCATTCAAACACTTCGTCATCAGTAACTAAAAATCTATTCTTAATCCAATCAATAGATTTATGATCAGCTACTGAATCACATACTTCTGATATAGGTACGTTATTTCTATCAATAACGTGGATGTTATGTGGTCCTTTAGTTTTAATCATAACTTACCTTGGCGCAAATTCTTGTTGTAGTTTAATGTTGTCAAAGAACTCTTTCTTTGCGCCGGGATCTTCTTTGAAGGAACCTTTAAGCACAGTAGTCTGTGTTAAACTACTGTGTGCCATAATACCTCGGTTCTCACAACAACCGTGTGTTGCTTGAATATATACACCTAAGTTTTTTGCTCCGGTGGCCTTTTCGATTTCCCTAGCAATGTCATTAGCAAGTTCCTCCTGGAGAGTTCCACGTCTAGCGCACCACTGGGCGATACGGGTGTACTTGCTGAGGCCGATAAGTTTCTCGGCGGCAATAATACCAATATAAGCAACGCCAGTAACGGGTTGGTGATGATGGCTACACATACTGCGAAGCTCACTGCGAACAACCAGCATACCTTCGTAACGGTCCGCCGAGTCATTTGGAAACGCTGTTGCGTCTGGTGCTGGTTCATATCTTCCTGCCATTATTTCATTAAAGTACATTTTAGCTAATCGACGAGCAGTACCCTTACTGTTAGGATCGGTATCACGGTCAATAAGTAATCGATCTAATACTAACTCGAAAGCTTCAGTAGCTTCGTCAATTAGTTTATGCTTAATATCTTCTGTAACATAATCTGAGACATTGTCACCTGCCCAGAAACGTTTGTTATCGCGCCTCATTTTAAAGCGAATAGCATCTGCTAGATAGCCTTCATCGTAATTTTTATCGCTCATATCGCCGGCGCCTTTTTCTAATGTAACATGCTCGTCTATCCTAAACGGTTCTCTTTGATCTCCGTTTATTAAATTATCAAGTTTAAATTTTTGTGTCAAGTTAAAATCTCCGAGTTATAGACGTGGATGTCTAGTAAGTTAATTATATAGACAAAAATATGTTTTGTCAATGTTATTTAGGCAAACAATAAAATTTACCACCATTTTTCCCATGGAAAAATGAACCATTGTGTATCTTCTGTACGACTAATTTCTCTAGACGAGTAATCACAGCTAAATGGGCTTTCTAGGTTTTCAATAGCAACAGCAAAAATTAAATTTGTTTGATCCATTGTTAATGCTACTTCTGCTATTTCTTTTAGTGTAGCACCAGAATCACAAATATCGTCGACAATTAAAATACACTGTTGATCATATTTTTTGAATAGGTACTGTAGCTGTTCTACATTACGTTCATTGCCACTGCGTGTCTGCCACTGTATAGATTCAAATGGAATGTCGTAGTAATTACTTACTTTAATTCCAAAATCGGCGCCGCCGCGCATAGGAGCAAACACTACATCCGGCTTTATATTGTCTTTGGCTAGTTTGCGAATTACATCAGCATAATAACCATTCATATCTTCGTGTGAAAGGTATTCGTACTTTTGCATTTATTTGACCTTTTGAACTTTCTTTTCCCATTCATACGAATGTTTAACGATGTCATCTAATTTATAAATTGGCGACCAACCAAATGCCGCAGATGCTTTAGTAATATCAGCATATGTTTTAGCAACATCTCCCGGTCTGCGTGACACAACCTCATACTTAATATCAGTATTGTTAACAGCATTAAATGTATTAACAACTTCTAATACAGATGCACTATTGCCGGCGCCTATGTTAAATGCTCCGCTGTCGCCACCATCTTGCAAATAATTCATAGCAGACAAATGTGCTGTAGCAATATCAAATACATGGGTGTAATCTCGTTCAGCGGTACCGTCGTTAGTAGGATAATCATCGCCAAAAATTTGTACTTTTGAATTATCAATTGCGGCTCTAGCTAAGATAGGTACTAGGTGTGAGGCAGGATCTTGTGTATAGCCGTGTTTAAGAGATGGATCAGCACCTGCGGCGTTAAAGTACCTCAAAGCCGCAAAATTTAATCCATATGCTTTATGATAATCAACAAGAATGTCTTCTACCATCTTCTTTGTTTTACCATATGGAGAAACAGGATCTCTATCTGTGGGTTCTGGAGTTGGGAATACATCAACCAACCCATAAACTGTGCTACTACTACTGAATACGAAATTCTTTACTCCAGCCTTAACAGCTTGGTTAAGTAACGCAATTGTGTTAGCAACATTGTTCCAATAGTATGTACCTGGATCTTCAACGCTTCTTGCAACTTCATGATCAGCGGCAAAGTGCATAATAGTATCAGGTTTAGTTAATTGAATAACACCCTTTAATTGATGATTATCAATATCAAACGGATATTGTGTTACACCATCGATATCTTTTTTACGTCTATCAACGTTGATAACATTATGACCTGCATCAACAAGCAAACGACATACCATGCCGCCTACAAATCCGCTGCCGCCTGTAACTAGTACTGTTTTTTGTGTTTCTTTATTTGCCATGTTGCCTACTCCTTAAGACTTCGTAAAGCGCATTTCCACTAAAGAAGTCATTAGATAATTTCTCTCTTTGTGTTGTTAAATCATTTTTTAAACTATCGTAATTATCCATTAGTTGAATAATTTTATTAATAATATGTTCTCTATTTTCTAAATAAGATTCGTAATTTGTAGTCCAATCAGCCGGATATTTAAAACTGTCGATAGCCATTTCACTGTAACTTAATCTATCCGGTATCAAAGGAATAGCATCTACAAGCACCCCCTCATACCAACTAATACCTAATGTTTCTTGCAAGTTGGCAGAGAATACCATCTTTGACTGCCCTAGTAAAGTATGATATTCATGCTTTGTTAATTTCTTATTTTGACAAATAACAAAATCATACTGCGGTAAATGTTTTGCTAAATCTTCAAAAATTTCAACTTGTTTTTCTGGCGCAAGTCTATGTGGAAAAAGAATTAAGTTTTTCTTTTCTAAATTCTTATAAGCATCTAAACTGTGCTCTAAGTACTCCATAGGCCAACCAACTCTACGAATCTTGTGCAGTAGTTGTCTATCGATATCTCTATCATCGTTCCAGAATGTATTTGTAAACATATCAATATGGAAATCTGTGGCATAAAAATTATCGTCGAAGCATTCATACATACTCATTTCTGCATGACGCACCCAAGGTGCTTTGCCAATCAATCTACCTAAAAAGTCTGCAGGATCATAACTGCCGGCATGCCACATACCACCGATCTTAATCTTAACACCTAGTAGTTCAGCCATATACTTGAGCTGTAACACAGTTGGATTCCAAGCATCAGTGTAAAGGAAGTAGTCACCATCATTGACCTTACCTTCGGCAAACATCTTAGAAATTGTTTTAAGTTGTTCACTCTTCCAATAGTTAGTACCGCTAAAATTCAAAAATGCGCCTGGCGTTGTATCTTGCGGCGCATCCGCCGGCCCTGCAATAATCTCAACATCAAACCCTGCAGAACAAAGTTGCTCAGGTAGAAATTTCTTCCACTGAGCAGTATATCGAGTTTCAACTGGTTCTAATTCTACTAGAAATATTTTCATTTTTACTTTTTCTTTTTGCTATCTTCAAGTTCAAGATTGCCATAATCTACTACGTGTGTAATAGGATCATTTAAACTCTGTGCATAGTTATTTAGACTATCAGCAGTAGCCCTATCAACTTTTTCAGGTTGAGGGACTACTGCTTTGTCGTCAGCACTGTTATCTGGTGCTGTACTCATTTTACTTCCTATCACCAAAAAGATTTAGTAAGTTAAGGAATAGGTTAATGAAATCCAAGTACAACGTTAATGCACCTGAAATTTCAGCACTATCATCAAAGTTACTGTACATAATCTGCTCACGGATCTTTTGAGTATCGTATGCAGTTAAACCCAGGAAGATGATGATAGCTAATGCACTTACAACCATTTGTATAAGTGTGCTACCAATAAAGATATTAATAAGACTTACAATAATAATTGCAATTAGTCCTACAAACATAAATTTGCCCATACTATCTAGGTTAGTTTTTGTAAAATAACCGTACACGCTCATTGTACCAAATAGTACAGCGGCACCCATAAAAGCACTAAAAATACTGCCCATAGCGTACACAGCAAAGATAGTTGCAAAGCTCAAACCCATCAAGGCCGCAAAGCTATGCAATACTAGTAGCTTACCTGAGCGACCAATACCTGAGTTAAGCAGTACTGGTACAGCAAAGATAAATGCTAGCGGTGCAAAAATTACAATCCACTTGGTAATACCAGTAAAGAAAAATTGCAATAGGTCAGGTGATGTACCAACAAAGTAGCTTACTACCATGCTGGTAAGCACGGCAAAAAACATATTGTTGTACACACGAGCCATAGCAAGATTAATATCACTAGCTGTCTTAATGGTTGTATCAAACGACATTATACTTCTCCTTAGGCTGCGCTGGCAGCATTCTTCTTGTCTTGAATCTCGGCGCGACGAACCTTTGACAACTTGCCAATTTCGCCTAGTGCCTTACGAGCACGAGCCGCCGCGGCCTTAACGCCCTTGACTTCAAATGCATCTGATTCTTTAACATACTCTTCGAAAAGAGCTTTCAATTTTAAGTGTGTCTCGGTCATGTTTTTCTCCTATTATTTAAAATATATTGGACCATCTACCTGTCAATCTTATTGCTTGACAGGAAAATCAATTTCGCAGCCGTTTTCATTATCTTCGGCTACAGAAATCTTTAGCCAGCGGTTAGGATACTTCTTAGTAATCTCCACTGCTAAATCTTCTGCGATCATCTCGCAACTCTTATGATTCAATTCAAGCACGCCTTCGCTGTACTGGCGTTCTAGCCAACGCTTGAACTGAATAAATTCAATGTCTCGGTCATCGTGGAATACTTCAATCCAGACTTTAAAATGGAAAATGTGCCTGTGCGGCACACCTAGAAAACTTACATCATCCCAGCCGCCTGTGGCTAACTTAGGATCAGTATCGGCACCTGGATACATATGGATGCCTTCTTTTTGGAATGTAACCCAAATAGTTTTCATTTATTTTCCTTGTTTTCTTTTGCTCGCTTTAACAGCTCTTCGTGAATATCGTGTTCGTAATACTTACCTGTTTCTTTTCTTAAGCGATTACGTTCTGAAATATACTGGTTTGATTCAATAATAAACCAAATTAGCACAATACAAAATATACACACTGCAATTGCTGTTGCTACTTCGTATAAGGTCATTTGTTAAACTCCTTTTCAATCTGATCTAACTCTTCTGGAAACTTAGCACCACACTTGCGAATGAATTTAATAAACTTCATAAAAACTTCTTGTAGTTCTTGTTCAGTTTCCAAGCTATCAATCTTTAGTGTAGTGCTTACTACCACTCCGTCATCGTCACATTCTAATTTTATATTCATACTAGTTTATAGTATACTATAACTCCTGGGTTGTCAATCATTTTCTGTATTAATATCGGTATCTTCGGTGTATTGATCCCAATATGTATATTTGTCCTTGGTCATTAACTCATTTAATTGATGTGTCCATACACCCGGGTTACTGAATCCCCAAGTTCTATCGTCAATCTTTACGGTTGTATTATAATTGAACAATTTAATATATGGTATCTTCACACTAATCATAGGAACAAATTTATCATGTTCGCACCAACCGCTGTCATGAAACCAGGGATGATTAGCATAATCAACATCAAAATCTAAAGTGACCCAAAACTTTTCTTTTAGGCATCCAGTAATAACTTCGTCCCATTCATCCCAATCATCGTTTGTTGGGTTGAAACTTTGGCTAGTACCAAAATAAATTTGCTGTACATTATGTTTTCTAGCCTCTGTAAGGATTTCTTCTAAAGGCGGAGTACCAACAACAAAGAGCGTAAACATACCATGGCATACAGTATGCTCAACTTCGTAGCCTGTAAAATAAACTATGTTTTGTCTTTCTTCAGTATTTAGTCCCATTTAATATAGCCTCTACTATAGCCCTGCGGGCGATTAATTCCGTCAGCAAATGCTTGCTGCCATTCGGTTTTTCTATTATAACCTTTTGTCCAGAAACTGTCAACATTAATATGATTGTTTTCAATCATCCAAACAGCATCTTCCATGCATTGATGAAATCCGTGACTGCGAGGACTTGGTCTTATTGTAGTACATGCCTTCCACAACTGCGCTTGTGCTTCATTTTTAGAAATCGCTTTTCCGACTCCGTCGATGATTAATGCATTGTTATTGAGATTAATTTCGGTTCCTAATTCATATTTGCCTGATAAATCAATAACAACATCATATGAGGAAGTTGTGTGTAACAACAAATTATCTCCCCATAACTCTTGGTTGCTTGTACCTAACACATCGATAATAAATTTTAAATTTGATAAAATAAGTTTATGGTATGCAACCCATGCTAAAAATCCGCTGCCAATAATTAACAAATTACTGTCCACACCTTGTCTACTTTTGATTTCATTGATTGCTTGGTCGACAATATTAATACCACAAGCTACTGGCTCGATGATATACTTAGGGTGTACTTCGGGAATAGTGACATATTCATTGACACGCACATTGTAAAAATCTGCATATGCAGGCTCGCCACGTGTAGCAACAAAGTCGCCGACTTGTGTTGTGCCAATGCCACTACCTACTTTGGTTACAACCCCAAGGCCTTCATGACCTTGCATGTGTAAAGGTAGTGGACCAAAGTTACCTTGCATCATGTCAATGTCACTGCGACATACGCCAGTCATTAGTGCTTTGACCTCAATCTCGTATTCATTAAGTTTCGGTTTTCTGTATTCTACCTCTTCAAAGTAGCCCTGTCCGTTAGTTTGTAAGCATTTAACTATCATATTTGTTCAATTTGTCTATGGATCCACATATCTTGTTCATATTGTGACTTCCAGAATTTATCATTATTTAGGTGTTCGACAGCAGTCTTAATCATTTTTTCGTATGCTTCTTCAGGACACAAACCTAGATTAAACTTTAAAATATTTCCATCTTTTAAGTGAAAAGAAATACTACTATCATCTTCTTTATTATTTTTCCAATTTGCTGTAAGCGTCCAATTTGTATTTTCAGTATCAACAAATTCAAATGAACAAAAGTCATCTACATTATAAATTCCGTCCTTATTAACAACACCATAGTCTGTATCACCGATATCACTTAAGGTATATTGTTGATGTGCAAGTACATAGTTTTTTGTAGATGCAATATAGTCTGTTAATGCTGTGAAATAGCTTAACATATGAGGGATAAGATCCCTACTCACACCGCCAAATGCTAAATTTTTTGTTGTGAACCAACTGCCCGGTTGTGGAATTCTATTTTTACTATCCCAACGAATGTTTACAGCATTGCTTTCTTTAGCAAGTCGTTTAAACTCGTCAATTTCTGCTCTATATTGGTTGTTTTTAACCATCATAAACCTAGCGTCAAAATCTTTAATAAGATTATGCCAGGCAGTATGATTAATAACTCCAGGCTTTTCAACAAAAATTATATCGGCATATGGAGCAACTTGTCTTGCAAGATTTTCGTGTGTGTAGTTGGGCGTACAAATATGCACTATATCAAACTTGCCGTGATCTCTAACTGCATGATCAACATTAGTGTAATTTGCACCGTCTTTTAAATCAACAGTGCAAATTTCATAACCAAGTTTAGAAAGTATAGGTTTATAAACTGCTTGCCCAAAACCTAAACCTACTATAAGTGCTTTCAATTTAACGACTCCGGATCGAAATCACCAGACATAGCAGGATCCATCATTTCGTCTTCACGACTGACAGATTCGTCATGCACCGATGTAGTAGATTCTTCAAAGAAACTAACATCTAGATGTGTCTCGGAAGCAAAGCTACCAAAACTGATCTCTTCTAAGAATTTACTGTACTTGTCAATAAGTTCATAAGGATTCGGACATGCTGGATCTAGTACTTCTTTTACAAAGCTATCAAAGTAAACAACACTGTAAGGAACATAAGGACTAAACTCGTTTGTTCCTTTACTTGTTTTGTCATTGATCCAATCACTGTAGTGAACAGGTGCTCTAAACTTTTCAATATCAGCCAATCGATTGGCTTCTTGAACGGCAGTAATATGATTGTAAACGCTGTGAGACATATAGTAGAGATAACTCTGTGTGTCCCAACTTGTACTATCTTTACCCTTAGGTTTGCCGTTACGATCCAAGTCACCCTCTTCCATACAGCAAAGATCACCTGCAACTAGACGCTCCATAATAGGACTGTTAAATGGCATAGGCATTGTACTACCTTTTAGCTTTTGATTATCAAAAGCGCGATCCATAAAATAACCAAATCTCTTAGGAGAAAAATAGTTGTATGCGTATGTTTGACCATACGCTGTATTAACGAATGGACTGGCAGCATCAAAGCTAAGTGTAATATTTGGACTATCGTGCTTACGTAGCATACGTTGGATACTAGTTAGATAACAAGCCCAATTAAGTTTACCTGTACCAAGGAAGTGAATCCACCCTTTGCCTTCAAGCAAACCATCTTCACGTAGTTTAAGTAAACGCTTTAGTGCGATAGGCATGTTACGCATGTTAATACCAGCAAACGCATAACCTTCCAGTGTGCGATTAGCGTCACCATAGGCAGTAGCAACAAATTTAGGGTCACTAAAATGTTTAACACTTTCGTACCAGTCATCGGCGCTCTTTTGATCGGTACCAGAAAGAACATTTAAAAACTTAGTAGCACCTGGTACACGATTGCGTACAAAGTAATCTAAGTTAAGTAAACTGATATCAATAGTGTCTTGAATCTTAGTTAGTCCTGTCTTTTTACTAAAAGGTGGAACAGCCGCAAAGCCTGGGATATCTAGCGTCATAGCCCAATCGGACGTATGTTCGAGCCAACGAAGAATCTTTTCACATAATTCAATTCTGCTAGGATCATTTGGATCTTTAGCATTAGTCCAGTCTAGTTTTAGTACGCCTTTAGCAACCTGGAAACCGCCAGAGTCACCTAGTACAGTTGTAATTCCTCTGTTACGCTTTTGAACCATAGGTTCTTCGGCATCGCTCTTAGCAGGATCTAGATGAGCATGGCCTGCTGAGTATAGTCCATATGGATAATGATAATATCCGACACTCGGATCTAAAAAGTCTAGACCGGCATTACCTCTTTCAAATCCTGGCGGAGTTCTCCAGTCGGAAGGGTTAGATAGTAACTTGTGTAGCTGTTTTGTATAAAAGCTACTGATAGCAGGTAAGTATACCGCATAGTCGCTTTGACGTTTTCCTAAGTCTTTCATTAATTAACCTTTAGCCGGAAGTAGATATGTGTATTCGCTGATACCGCTATCAACTTTAATTTGAAGTAGACCTTTATTGTTAATGCTGAGTACAACATTTGCATTATCACCTAAACGCAAAATCTTAAGTACAATATCCAGTGGCCAACGGAATTCGTTCTTAGTTTCTCCGTCAACTCCTTCAGCAATAAGGATCTTTGTACGATCGCTAACACCGTCGCCAATATGGAAAAACAATTTATTGCCTTCTGTCTTTGGCATAAATGTAGATTCATATGCACCTAGTACACTATTAAAGTAGCCCAGGTCCTTTAGATTCTTTGCAGTAGGTACAATATTAATATCAAACTCTGCGCCTTTAAATGTAATGTCCTTAAGTTGCTGATTAACTACGTCAGCAAGCATAAAGCGATAGTTTGCATCAGTGCCATCAGCACTAACAAACTTAACCTCAACCGGAACGTCAACCTCGTTACGCTTTTGCGTAACAACAGCTACAGTTGCGGCTTCATCATCAAACCCTGGATACTTCAAATATCCATCCAGTACGCTCATGCGACTGAGTCCAACAGTAGCATCAACAAAGTCTGCTACAGGATTAACTGTCTTGCCTTTAAAGATAACAGTCTTGTCTGCGTCAACAGTTTCAATTCTTGTTTCTTCAAGTGTGCCGGAAATCTTCACCATTTCGAAGATACCCAGACTGTGCGTATGTTTAATAACGTCTTTGAGTGTGTCTTTAATATAATTATTTGCCATATGATGCTCCTAAGTTAATGATAGTATACATAGTTTATTTAGATTTGTCAAGTGTTTTTATTTGATTTTTTTAGAAAGTAAAGAACTCTTGAAGTGCTTCACTTTCTTTTGTTTGAGATAAATCCCATCCCATTTGTCCTAGAACGTTTTCAATTTTCTTGTCCAACACAGCTTCTTCCATGCCAGCGTCATCGAAGGGCATATCTTTGAACCATTGAGGTAGATTAAGTTCGTCAGTTGGGTATGCAATACTGCTATAACCCATAGCATTATTTTTTAAGCGACAAACGATAACCTTCATACCATCTGTGATAGTCATGCTATAGTTGTCACCAAATGCTTTCTTAATATCATTCCAATTAATACTTGCTCTTACATGTCCTGGAATCATGTTATTGCTAGATTCTTCCTTAAGCGCATCTAACTTATACAACTTCATATTTTCTGTTTTTCTGGTATTACGAAGTTTTTCAGTATAGTTAGTTAGGTTATTAACACGCTTAGGCATGCCTTTCTTCCAAGATTCTAAACTTTGGAAATTCTTTTTAAAACCTTTAACCTTATCGATAACATCCTTTTCAGACACACCGCTTAGTGCATCGTTGAGTACTTCTTCTAAAAAGTCTTGTACAAATTCTGGCGTATCACTGCGCTTAATTTCCATGCCCATGATCTTTAGCTTACCTCCTTCTGGTTGATAACCTTCGATATCAAGACACTTGATTGCGTAACGCTTTTTAGTAATAAACAGTCCTGAACGACCAACTACTTCTCGGCCTGCCTTAAGAACCTTACCATTCTCGTAAGGAACATTAAATTCCTTATTTAAGAATTCTGGAAAGTCGTCACTTACTGTATCACTGATATGGTCGTACAGTTTAACAGCACTGTCTAGATCAAGTTCACTGCCTTCAGGTAATGCAGGTACCGCAGTAAAATACACAGAGTCAGTATCACCGTAAATGATACAATCACCTAAGTGGTCAAATTTACCTAAAAGTAATTCATTTGTCTTACCAGCCATGAATCGTGTAATACGTCTACCGGTTAGTGTAGTTGACTGTCCAATACGCTTATCGAAGAAACGACAGCCCGGATTCAAAATAGCACCATATAAGCTATTCAAGTTAATTTTCTTAACCAGCTGACGCTTATCCCAGAACGCTTTTTCTTCTGATGTTGTTGCATCTTTCTTCTTAGCTTGTAGTTCTTTACGTTCACTGTACCAGCGTTCTAGCAACCCTGGAACAATGCCTTGGAAGTCTGTTTTAAAGATAGTGCCATTAGCACTGATGTTCCACGGCTGGCCGCTGTTGAAAATAAGATTGTAAACATCCGCACCGGTAACGTCAATGGAAGAACCATCCTCCATATCCAGCTTCATTGTATGATTAACATCTTTATCAATTACAAATTCAAACTCGTTGGTACCAAACTTACCTAACCAAGCATCAGCAAAACTTGCTTTTTCAAGTTTAATTTTATTGTTGATTTCTTCATCAGTATAGTCTGGACGTAACTGACCTACAATAGTTTCAGCTGCCATGTTTAGTGCGCGGAATACGCTAGGATATAGACTGTTAATGTCCATACTACCTACCCATTCGTGATAGCCTTTCTTTGGAAAGGCTACATATGCACCTGCGGCTTGCGTATCGCCGCGCTCGCTTCTATTACGATCAGGCACGATAAATCCACGTCGATGGGCTTCGTTAATGATAGCTTGCTCAGTAGTTGCCACAGCACCCATTGTTGTAGGCAACAGCACAGTATTATCGTGTGCAATAGTGTTAGCAAGGTCAATGAACTGTAGTTTCTTATCCAGCTTGTTAAGTAGTACAGTATCTTGAATGTTATATTCTAAGAACTTTTCAAAATCGTGATTGTAAAGTCTATCCAACGAACCTTCATACGCAACCTTACGTTCGCCAATTTCCATCTCACCGATATAGTCTAGTCGATAACTGTGACGCTCTTCATAGTTATACTTACGATATAACTGCATATAGTCTAGGTGGACACGACCAACTAAATCATAAGTTTGACGCTGACTTCCGTATGCTTCGTATTCACGCACTGTGGGCATTTGATCCCACAGGCATAGTTTACGTAGCTCACTCTTACCTAGTGTCTTAATGATTCGGTTGGTCGTGTAAGGAATATCATAACCTTCGCTGTTCCAACCACTGAGAATGTCTGCATCTTCAATAAGAGTAAGAAATACTTCAAGCATTTCTTTTTCTGTCTTAAACAGCAACACTTCTGGCATGTTACTAGCGATGCTTTGCGCCTGTTCCCAAGTAAGAGTCTTGGGTGGTACAGCAAGACAAATCATTGCATCTTGCCATTGGAGATACACACCGATAGCAGTAATGGGCATGAATGCTTCCTCTGGATCAGCATAACCACGAGCTGGATCAAAGTCCACCTCGATATCGAAAAATGCTGTTTGCAGTTTAGGCGTATCAGCACCAGCGTAATGCTTGGCTATAGTTTTGTTGATTGGCTTAATGTCGCTTTCAAACTTTTTAACATGGCTGTTAATTGCAACATTTTTACGGAAGTCTTTGATGTTCTTACATCGTACTTCGCTTACTGGATCACCGTAAATACTACGGTGACTTCCACGTGGATCGGCAATATAAAAATTATATTCAGGCTTGTAATCTACAAGTATTCTTTTGCCGCTAACTCGTTCAACTACGCGAATCAAATCCGCAGATTTGTCGTAGAACGCATCTACATAACTCATGTGTGTATCTTTCTCCAAGCATCATTTTAAGGCTGACGCACCACCAAGTATATTTAAAATTTTAAAGTGTCTTACCGACAGCTTCTAGGATAGTTTCAAGCTCGTCAAACTTATCACGCTCTTCACCGAACTTTGCCTTGTGTGCAATTTTGATAGCTTTGTTTAGTGTAGCAGCCTTGATATCCATTTCTTCAGCAATGGCTTTGACGGTATCGCTCAAACCTTCCTTGAGAGTTTCAATCTCATAGGTAACTTGCATGCCTTCTTCAATTAGGCGCTTAAGACGTGCTCGTTCTTCTTCATTAAAAGATCTGTTATATGCCATATGTTCCTCAAGTGTTTTGTGTGTTAATATTTATTTTAACATTGTTCATTATAACAGGATTCTGGTTTCTGTCAACTTC